TGGCCACGCCAACTGGCTTCGACTAAGGTTTGTGCATATAAAACAGCACCAGCAAATTTTGTGCGTGTGTTGGGGCTTACTGTATTATCAATGAGTGCTCTAATACTTTCCATTAGTCATCTCTCTTGTATTTTTAGTGGCTTTGGAATAATTATACCAGTTACCAAGTTCTCAAAGTCCTCTCTGATTTTACGCAATCCGGCAACTTTTTCAGATGCGTCAGCAATTTCTGCATCCATTCGGTCAGCATCAGAGCTTGGATTATATTGCTGGTCTGCGGCTAAACTCAGGTGATACAGAATCAGCTTCGTTAAATTGCCTACAACCTCTTTGTGGACTTCATGGCGATCATTTACAAACATAGTGTAGCTCCTTATTTATTGTAGTCTAAAAGCATTTTTTTGAACCTTCAGCAACTCTGCCTTTGTATGTGGAGTGCCTCCAGAGTTCAGTTCAAGATACCACTGCAAAACCAATTGCATACTTGGAAGATTATTGACACAGAAGACAAAATTTGGATTTGTGCTGCTCAATGTATCCTCAAAATCTTTGTAATAATACCCACCAAATACAGGAAGTTCATTACGCATAAAACGTAGAACTGCAGTCAATCTTTGTTTTCCGTCAACCAATACAAATGGACCTTTGAAGCTGTTCATCCATCCAATACAGTTGAAGAATAACAATTCTGAACCTTCCCCTCCCTTCAGTTTGAATTCCACATAAGCAATCTGCTGCTTTTTTGTCCAGACATGTCCTCGTTGAAATTCGGGATCAATATCCAATTTAGCAGAGAATTCCTCTCTTTGGTAGCGTGCTATGGTTTCCTCCAAATATTTCCATGATTGATGAACTCTGTAACTGGCAGAACGAGTCAGTTGTGGAATATCGCTAAATTTCATTTATGAATTCCTCCCCATTCAGTGCGGTTTCGTGAGTCCAGAGCCAAAGGGCATAGGCAACAGTAGCCTCCTTTGCTTCGTGAGCAGGTGCCCAACTGGAAAGCCAAGCACGCAAGGCACGGGCGGCAGCCTTCCTGTCAACACTCTTGTGGAATTCGGGGAGGGCACCGCCATTAAAAAAATATGAGGAAGCCATTGTTTTATATTTCTCGGGGACAATTGGTAGGTCGTGCCGGTGGAAGAAACTCTTTTGCTCCGCTCCAAACGCCAATTGAGCGTTGTTAAATTTAGGGATTGGGTAAAAGGTCAATTTCTTTATTTTCCGTTGCGGGACCACTTCGTTTCGTTTCATTTGTTCCTCCTCATTTTGCTCATTAGCATCCATGTACTGGTGGGGTTATTTCCTATGCTATTTTAGTGGAACGCCCATCGCTTTTGCAAGTGACTCTATATCTGTCGCATCACGAATATTCTTTTGACGATCCATTTCTTTTTTCCGTTTTTCTTCCCGCTTTTGATACTCTGCACGTCTTTTTGCTGCTTTGCTACTCATAAATCCTCCTGTATTGGTGCTATTTCGTATGTTATCTTTATGCGTATAGTGAGATAGAATGTATGCCCACATAATCCACATTCAACAATCTCTTTCATTGAAGGGATAAATTCTTCTTCATCCACTTCCAATTCTGCCTTACAGGCAGGACATACCACATCACCAAGAGCATCAGCCCCGTACAAAAATATAGGTGTCATTAGGCATACTCCAATTTAATGTGTTTGTTTAACACCCATTATTCTTCCACATAACTCACATCTCCAATAATCAGGAGGTGCGAGCATTACATCTATAGCTGTTGATTTAGTTTGAATTATCTCACAGTAAGGACATCTCAGTTGGAGTGCATTTGTCCATTCTCTGACGTATGCCCGTTGTATTTTGTATGGAATTTTTCGTAACTGGTGCGCTGATATATACTTGTATGCTACATCCCCCTTTATGGAATATTTTCCAAATTTAATGAACTTGCGTATCCAAGAAACAATCTGTTTATTTATCCTGTGCATTATTATCATCCTCTCCGAATAGGATATTAATCTTGATATCATCTAGCAATGCGTTCAAGATTATCCTTACCCATTTTCTACTGGTGCTGTTCTCCATACAGGCTAGAACTACGCCCATATCCTTGATGGTCCCTCCTTGGAGAATCCTCTTCAGGGCAAACACATCATTGACTATTTTCAGGGATGGATTCAGGTCTAGTACATTATCCAATGCAGGTGTTATCATACTCGTAATCTCCTTATTCTCTGGATGAAGTCTTCTGATAGGGTGTCAGGATCTTCCCCTTCTGGCAATGGAATACGAAGCACATTGGTGAATGGGGCTAGTTTATCCCCTAATTCATTTCCTGCGCGTTCTCCGGGGATATCCCCATCGAATAGGATCACCACATTAGGCACCTTGGCCAGTAATTTGATCTGCTCATCCTTCACCTTGGTGCCAAAGGTAGTCACTGCACCATCACCAATACGCCAGCAGTCGAACAAGCCTTCTACCACATAGGCAATGCCTCTGACTGTGTTTAGGTTATAGAGATAATCCTTTATGTATACAATCGACTCCTCATTGGATAAATGCTTGTATCTATTATCCACATCCTCCGCGATGGAAATAGAAGTGTATGTTATCAATCTCCCGCGATCAACTACAGGCACAATGATTCTGTTTGCCAACGGACCTACAGGACCAGTGTGGAATAGGTTATATTTTTCTATTAAAATATCAGGATCAAACCCACGAACTTCTTTCAGATATGCCTTATGCCTATCTGATAATCCAGATACAGCATATTTAGGCAAGTCTACTCGAATATTTTTGGCTATTCGTTCATTGAATGTACGTGCTTTCATTTCTCTTGGAATTAGTTTAGACACTAATTCAAGAGCTTTACCAAATGAACGCACTTCTTCAGAAACTAGGCGTAAAATAGTACCAGACTCTCCACAAATAAAGCAGGAGATCTTCTTGGATTCTATATTTACGCCCATGTGGTAATTATCATCGTGGCAGAATGGACAACAAACACCTATCCATCCTGCCCCGATATTTGGACCTTTCGTCTTATACGGGATTCCCGCTTCTTCCAGAACATCCAGAACATCCACCTGCTCTATGGGAAGTTTGTTTCCTGAATACCCGCCCCCTCTCCTGAACTTATTTTTTGATCTGTTGTGCATGATTTATCAATGGCACCATCCCTGTGATTTGTACACATTCTGACGCACTGCTCCATGCTTGCGCAACACAGTTATGTCATCATCCCTGAAATCATATATTCGTGCAGTCTTTCCTTTCTCTGGACGCAACACACGACCAGCAACCTGAATCACTCTGCCCGGATACTTGAATGGGGATGCGAGTAGTAATGAATGGAGCTTATCCATATCAAATCCTTCACCAATCAAGGATACAGTGGCAATCAATATTTTCACATTACCACTGCGCATGTCTGCAACTATTCGTTTACGCTTGTCTGAGGGAACAGATCCATGCAGGAGATAATTGGGATATCCATACTCTGTGAGGATTTTGGAGATTTCCCTTCCCATCTGTACACGATCCACAGCGATCAGGATGGCTTCATTCTGTTGTTTTATATCGGCAACTGCAACCTCCGCTACGAGTTTATTCCGCTTGGCATTCTTCGACAGATCTTGGATTATATCTATATACGCTATCTTTGGTGTGAAGTAGTTGGTTTTTACATAGTAAATCTCAGGCTTCAGAACAGCACCGACATCTTCCAATTCTTGAGAAGATACAATATGCAGCGTTGGTCCAATGAATGCATTGATAGCTCTATCCAGTCCATCATTACGGAATGGTGTTGCTGACAATCCAATGGTGTATCTGGCACACAGCTTTATCAAGCATTCTGTAAATGTGGTGCTTGGGGTTTTGTGACACTCATCCACAATCACCAGTCCAAATTTACGCTTGATGCTGTCCGCATGTTTCTTAACGGACTTCGCAATCCCCACTGTGATTGGATGTACAGTGCATTGCCCGTCACCAATAATACCGGCTTGATATCCAAGGAAGTCACGAATGCGAGTACACCATTGATGCAGCAATTCCTTGGAATGAACAATAATCAGAGTTGGTTGTTTCTTCTTGGATATGAGTGCAATAGCCATGATGGTTTTTCCGGAACCTGTCTTCGCTTCAAGTAACCCGTTTGGGTATCGCAGCATATCAGACACAGCTTGTTCCTGATAGGATCTGAGTTTGCCTTTGAATTCCAAATGAAGCAGTTTATCCTTTGGAAGACTATATGTGTTATCCTTTATTTTGTACTTCACTTCAGCTTTTCTGATCATGGTCAGTAGTGGACGTATGTACCCTTTTGGACAGAATAACATGTCGTTCACTCGGTCATAATAGAAAAACTCATGGAATGGATGAATGTTGGGCGCAATGTATTTTCCATATTTGACAGCATTCTTGTAAGCCATGTTGTCAAAAGTGAGGTCTTTGATTGCACGCTCACGGATCTGGGTGGGGAGTCCAAAACACTGGACTCCTCCACCAACTATTAATTTCACTGGATTGTTCATAAATCAAACTCCGATCTGTCTCCATCATAGGATTCTTCTTGCTCTTTCTCCCACATATTTTTCAGATCGCCACTATCATCCATGTATATGAAGTGAGTGACATTATCATCTGTTACTGGCTTTTTATATGGAGAAAGCAAGTATAGTAGGCCCCATATCAGTAAATCAATTATGAACATAAGCTACTCCTTTGCAAAGGACCATACAAATACAGCCGGTTTCCGTTTGATCAGCTTCTTGGCATTCTCATCTCCAACCAGTGCCCTGAAAGCCTTCGGAACAATTTGCACTATGCTTATGAAGCTCTTGGATTTCTTCATATCCTTGAGCATCTGCATGACTTCTTCCGGATTCGGCGGAATTTCAGTTCCTGCACGTTCAGTGACATTCAGCAGACCGCCATTCTTGGTAACGAACGATCCAGTTGCACTGAAATCATACTTGGTATTCATCAACAGATCGCGTTTGATGTCTTCATACTCTTCCTTCAGACGATCAATCTCCAGCTTAATAGCCTGTGCACGTTCGATTGCTTTAGCCTCTTTCCCACCTACGATAGTTGCTCCCATGTCATTTCTCCATATTTTGTTCAGTGACTATTAAAAATACGATACCCGGTTCGATGTTCTTCATCTCTCCACGCTCTTCCATTTCTTGGAATGTCTGCAACCACCCCCTTGGTATGGTATATCCATTTTTATCATATGGGGGATAGGCGTGTTCTTCGTCAACGAAGAACACGTCATCACACCCCGGCATCAGTGGATTTTGGACAACATAGAGTTTTTTACTCAAGGTCATTTTCCCTTTTTGCAGAAATTCTCTATGACAGTTCGCAGGAGTGTACTTCGGGTCACTTTCTGCTTGGCCGCTATCTTGTCGAACTTCGCAAGTAGTTCAGGGGATACAGCCCCCGATATTATGGTCTTGGGATTTTTCTGTGCACGAACCTCTCTCTCTGTTGCTGGCTTTGGATTTTCCTTCTTCGGCATCCCTTTGCCGATTTTCAACCTGATCTTAGTTTTCTTGAGTTCCATTTCATTCTCCTCATCTGAGTTTTGCTGCTGTTTTGCGCAGAACATACCTAGCTTCGCTTGTGTAATCATCCATAGCCATGGCTAAGTTATCCAATTTGCTGCGAATTTGTCCTATATCCTTGGCAACATATTCCATAGAGTAATGCATGAGTTCTGCCTTCAGCAAATTAAATAGATCTTCTGTATAGAGTGCTTTTATCTTTTCTTCAAATACACTAATGAGAAATGATTTCTGTCCCACTGATGGTTGGTTTGTATAATTGTAGTACTCAGCATGGACGTATGTACGTTCCCTTCCTTTTCCACTCAGTGTGAATGTTATAGGAGGAACCACCTGCCCACGAATTATGAACGGAGATGGATCACCTTTGCATCCCCGCACATTCTCATAATTATCAACAAGTGGATTGATGATGGGGACAAATTCTACATTGTCCCCAATTGTCAGTTGATGGATAGATTTTACCATTGCTTTCAATTTATAGACATCATAGGTATCCCCGTAACGATTTAACAACTCGTATGCGGAACATACATTGAGATGTTTCCGCAAGGACACAAGGAATGGCTGTTCCCATGGCGTGTCGCTTTTCTTTGCGCCGGGGTATTCAATATATACGATTTTCTTTGCATGAATCTCAGGAGTGCTGTGCATGATGAACCTCTTTAGTTGTGTTGTATGTTATTTTTACTGAAAATGCAACTGTATTATACTCTCCAGATATACTCGATTGCCGAATGTACTACGAAATAATATGTCTTGCCTTTTACCCTCGCTTTTTGGAATCTTACGGCCCAATCATCGGCCAGTTTTAAATCACGGTCCCCTCTGTCCCAAGCATAGTTTGGAAATGTCTCTTGCAGTTGATCCCTACCCACATGTCGAGTAATAGTCCTATAACTTATATCTCTTGAATTGTCTACAAGAGAGTGTATAAAATTTGCAGGTAAATGCACACAACATCCAATATATCTAGCTTTATTTTTCATTATCATCCTCCAGTTCAAGCAGACATTTGTCCAATATCTCGTTATTGTAATGTTCGCTTACTGCTTCATATACTCCCGGAATGGATAACAATTCAGTGCCTGTGGTTTCATCCAATATTTTTACCAACATGGCATCAAACATTTCATCAGTGATTTTGTTATAATCTTTCATACTTTTCCTCCAGAGGCATGCCATTTTTCATCGGACCAATCATCCAGCATATTCAGTATGCCTGCTAATGCTTGGAATTCATCGTATGCTATTAGATGCGGTTCCAGATTAATACACAATGTGTTGTACAGGCTATGCAGTGAGTGACGTTGCTGTTCCAACAGAACCAGATCAACATGGTTAATAATAAGGGTATCTTCTTTTTTCATAACAGAACCTCCTGTCTGCGTGGTTTCACAAATTTGACTTGTGATCTGTCCGGGATATAATAGGCAAAGGATACAACAAAGGCACACCCCTTCGGTGCATGCATATCCAAAGATATGTTTTCAACCCGAGATGGAATATACCGAAACATCTCAGTATGGTTGTGTTGTGTCAGAGCTTCCTTTACACTATCGAATGCCATTCTTGTTGTTGGTCCTGCTGCATGCAGCATGTGGATATATTCAGAATCTTGTAATTCTGATTCCACCTTGGATGTTATATTCAGAAGTGCATCATATCCAGCAGGAACAGGACCGTTGAGAATAACAACATATGGGCGCAGTGCTCTGCTTATTCTCATATGGCATTCCTCCATTTTAGACTTTCATCCGCCTTCTCTACAAATTCATACCACCACGAATTTTTGTCGGCATGTATTTTTTCTGCCAGCCTCCTGCTTTCTTTCATTTGCTGTGTGCACATGATATGAACACCACTTATGGATTCAGGGAATTCAATATGCCATTCAAGTACCTCATACTCAGCACCAGATCCAGGATTTCCCGGATCATTCATGGATGGCATTACAGGAGGTTCTCCCGGATTATATGCAAAATCTGTAATAATCATTTCGACTGGAATATCTCCGAAGTACAGCGGAATTACGATTTCATCCCAATATGATGTCATTTCCAATCTCCCAGATAAGTTTGCAGACACGAATGAATAGATAGAAACAGATCACTGCTGATATGATACCCATTCTTCCTCCTTGTGTTCCATAACATATGCGGTCAGTTCTTCCACCCAATTGCTACGGCAAACATTGGTTATTTTATACGCGTCTTGTGATTTATAGGACCAATCACATCCGGCGATGATATCACCATGCACATTCAGATACAGGTTGCCTTCAGTGATGCACAACGTATCATCATCATCGCGCACATCAACAAGGAATCGCTCTTCCCTGTTGGGTGTTTTGTTGGGAAGTCCATTATTGTTTGCATTTCCCTCAGCTATAGGATTGCTGATTGTCCATGTGTCTTCATGGACAAAAGACAGAAAACGCAGAAGCGATTGTTTATGATAATAATCGAATTCCATTTCGTGAAATTCATCTCTGGAAATTTTCACGTATAGTTCGTCATCCACATATGCAGCAAGGTTAAGCAGTGCGTGTACAAATTCCATATCTTGTACAGTTCCATTTGTTGCAACATATGCAGAATGCACATCGACACCACCCTCATTCAATAAAGTGATAGTGTCCGCAATTACATTTGGAGCAAGTCCCGGCTCACCTCCAGAAAACGTGATAGTTCCAATATAACCAATTTCACTGAGCAGGGATTCAATGTGATCCATACTCATGTCTATATTCTGCCACATTCCGCGTAAACAGTGACCACACGAAAGATTACAGCGGCGGGTTGTCTCTATGATCAACGAATCTATTTGCAGCATGGTTATATCCCTTTTATGTGGATTATTGAAGTGGAATTTATCTGATTTCTATACTAATTTGCCATCTTCAGTGAATTCATATTCGTTTGATTCAATGCTCTCTTTGATACTCTCATCACTGGTTCTGTACTCATATTCTTTTTCCAACATAATAGCATAGTCTTCCAGAAGTGATCTGAGAAATTCTGTGTCTATGTCTTGGCAAAGATCATGTGCACAGTACTCATCTTCCATGTCAGCATGATTTTCCTTTATAGTTCTTTCACGTTCTTCCAGATAGGCTTCTGCTGTTTTTCTGGTTTCACAGTCAGGTCCGTGCTCTTCGATGATACGTGCAGCAACAATTTCGGCGTATTCAGTGAATTCTCCAGAAGCATGCCTGTTCCGATATAGGGCAAATCCAGTTAGCTTTAACCCTATACGCTCAGCATCTTCATATACATAATCCCACCAATCATGATCCACATTGAGGTCACGTAAATTGTTTAATGCATTCTCTTGTGCCTCTTTGGAAAGTTCTGCAAAAGGGTATACTTTAACTTCCATAATTCGCATGATTATATCTCCTTTGTGAATGGATGGAGGGGAGGAAACCTCCCCTCCAATTATTGGATCAGAAATTTACTGCAGTCAAGCCAAGGGCACTATCCATGGCAGCAAGAGCACTCTCTTGCAGATCCACGGAGGTGGTCACGTTCTCCACTTCATGGGTTGCAAACTGCGTCAATGCATTGAGCACTGTCCATGCATTTACACGTCCCTGCTTGACAGAATTGAGCAGAGTTGTGTCAGTTCCAATGATGGGCAGTTGCAGTACTTTCTCCTGTGCACGGAGAGACATGTTGGATGCTTCCATGACATCAGCCAACTGCAACGTGGTGATCTTTTCCTTCATGTATGCCTTCCATAAATCAGTTGCTTCAGAGATTTTCTTCAACGATGTGTTCAGGCTTTCCAATGCATTGTCCAAATTATAGGCATGGGACTTATGCATCATAAAGAATTTTTCAGCCTTGAAGTCCGGATGTGCAACGATCATACCGTTGCTGCACACCAGACGGAACACACCAGACACAGCCGAGAACCGACCAGACAGATCAATACTGTCTTTGACGATGATTCTGGGGATAACAGGATCTTGTTTCTTTTTGGAAGGGGCCAAGTTCTGCGGAACTTCAGGGAAGCGATATTCCGCAAACATCCGTCCACCACCGGGAACGAAATTCAATTTGATTTCCGGCTTTCCAAACTCAGGAGATTGCTGCAGAATGGAATCCAGAGTGATCCTGATCGTATCTGCATAGGGAGTTACACGATACTGCTCAGACACTTGCCGATGATGGAATACCTTTCCATCAACTTTTGCCATGGTGATGAACTTGCCCGGTGCATAGTACAGATCCTCATCATTATCATCGAATGGATTGGAGGTCAGAATTTCTGCAATGGACAGTTCAGGGATAGACTCTACCCCAGCGATGGACAGACCGTTATCGTTTGCGAACTCTACCAGATTGGATACGCTCTCGTTGCTCTTCATGGTATTTCTCCCGTGTGATTTATGCTCGTCATTGAGCATTAGATGATTACTATATACTGAATTATCTGTCAACTACATTATAACTACTTGAATTACTTAGAGATTCCCAAGTTCATGGGTGCATTTTTCCCTGCTGCTGCTCCGGCAAGATATGCATCTCTGTTGAGGTTCTTTGAAACCTTCGGTGGTTTACGTTTCGTGAACCCGAGCCGCTCACTCAATGCAGCGTACTCCTTTGCCACAAGTTGATCCTTGAGTACAATGAGTTCACCGTTTACATGCTCTTCCATTACATCTTTCATGGCCGCTTTCATACTTTGCAGTCGATCATGGATACTTGCCCATGCTCCAAAGTAAAAGTCACCACGTTTTGCATAACTATTCGGAAACAGCTCCCATGCTTTTGCTTCCATGAAATTCTTCAGAACCACTGCAAAGTATGTGCAGGTTTCAATGTCTCGTTCCAATCCTACAAAATGTACAGTCCCTTTGTATGATGAGAGATAAACCTTGCACCCAAACGTGGAACCGATACTGATTGCAGTCTGTGCAAACCACTGGTTGACTTTCCGCTTTTCATCAAACAGGATGTCAAGCCCCTCCTCATCTTCCAGAACTTCCTCATTACCAGAGTCAAACTTTGCAGCCTGCAACTCTGCTTCAGAGATGGAATATTTCATCATCAAGCGTGCCGCTGCATCCTCAGCAGTATCACCTTCCGGCGTACCCTGTTGGTCAATAGACAGGGCCAACAACTTGACAATTCTGTTCAGGATTCCTTGTTTCTTTTGATCCATCATTCACACCCTCCAAAGTCGCTATCGTCGATGACATCACTTACTTCTTCATAGGACAATGAATGTAAGTAATCTCGCATCTGTGCATTTGCATAATCAACAAGATCATCCATATCCATAGCATCAATGATGTGCCTCGCCAACTCTTCGATGCAGTCATCACTGTATTCTTTATTCTCATTATCTCTCTGCATGTCGGCCATTGCGTTCTCCTTGGTTGTTATTTATTCATCGTGAATAAATTTGGTTATAAGAAGTATTCGGGAAATTTCTCACGCATGGATCTACGTCTTGCTGCTTCAGCCTCTGCTCCTTTCAGAGTTCTGTGTTTTGTGCGGATGAATCCTCCTCCGGCTACTTCATAGGCTGTCACCCCTCCATAGTGTTCTGTCCACCTATGTCCTGATGTTATGTTAAAACAGGTCCGTGTTTTATAGACTTCGATAATGCGTATTTCATCCATTGTATTTCCTTAGTCTTCGCATCTCGTGGTACTTGATAGCTTCCTTGATAGCATCCACCATTTTCTGCGCATATATGGCGCGATCAGCGTCAGTGTTTGCCCTCTGCCAGTCAGCATATAAGGAAGAACGCCATGATGTACACTCTTTATACCATGCAAATCCAGTGAGAGCACAACGACGACACCCTCCTGTTGTGTACGCCAATGCACTACTGGCAGCATTGCTGATCATATTTGCACAAGTATAACATTCAGCTACTGGAATATAGTAGTACTTGACCTGCTTAAAGTAACGGCACCCCCAGAATTCACGCTTACGCATTGTTCCAGTGGCACACATAAATTCCCAATGGTAAAGGCACTTGTATAAAGCATACAATGTATGCTTTACCCGCTGGGCAACCCTGTCTCTGTTATGCTCATATGTAGGCATTGTAGAATCTCCCTTTGGAATCTCAGTAAAGTATAGAACTTTCCAGATCTGCCCATAACCTCCGGCACCATCCACTGCCCGATTTTGCCATCCAGATCTTTCCACGTCCTCTGCATAAGAAGCAAAGCCCATCACCATCTGTGCTAAGTGCTCCAAATCCCTTACAGCGTGGACAAGTTTTTATCTCTGCACTTTCCACTATGCACTTAGAGAAATTATATACTTTCACAAGACCTCCAATTGTTTCATAACTGCGTATGTCTTCTCTGTGTATGAGCGAGAGCCTGCGTCAATCTGCGGAGCTTCGCCCTGTCGCCCTGATGTGATCCATGCAGCATAGCGAACAATGGAACCATCTCGTTTGGAATTTCCCATGAATGCATTGAAACAGCAGGACACCGATCCATACTTGTTCTTTGCGTTCGCTTCACTCACCCCGTTGGCAATCATCTTCTGGATGATCTTGTCCTTGGAGACTCCTTTGTGCAATCCACGCACTACAATTGCATACGGAGAATTTTCATGGGTTGTTCTTGGGCCACGTGGTCCGCCTTTGCGACCGGTGCCTTCCTTCTTTGCTCTTGCTTTCTTCTCAGGCTTCAGGGACAGCTTTTTGCCTTGCACCATGCAGGCGGTTATGACACTCTCTTCCTGTGTGCATGCTGTGCACGTTCCTGCTCGCTCAGTGGTCTTTCCTTTACAGATGGGTGATCCAAACGTCCTGCATGTCGTTTTGATCTCTCCAATTCCCTTTACGTCATGTGTAAAGGTTATTGTCTTCTTTGTAAACTTTTTCATAGTGTTCTCCTTTTATTCATGGTGAATAAATCATTTCTCTTCTACATCATCTTCTGTCTTTTCTTCAGGAGGAAACAAAGCCTGATAAAGCCAGTTTATCGTGTACCATATGGTAAAGGCAGCGGAAGCGATCCAGAGCACGACACACGCAATCAGAAACACACTTGAGATCGTCATGCTTCTTTCTCTATAAACTCAGGCTCTGCTCCAACTACATGGTAGATGATGTAATGCTTCATGGCACAGCAGTTCATGGATAATGAGTTGATTGCCTTTGAAAGAATCCAGTACTTATCAAAGAATGGATTTCCTAACTGATTCAAGTATGGATCTTGAAGATACATGGCTGTCCATTGTTCCTTGGTGTATCCAGCATATTTGGAACCACTCCATAGGCTGGCATACATTCGTGCTTTTGGAGCGTACTCATTGAAGAATTGATGTGTTGTTTTATTTTTCATGTTTCCTCCGTTTTATTCATGGTGAATAAATCAACGTCCCTCTTCCCTTGCAATGATCTCACAGAGACGTTTTGCATACGCATCCACATTGGACACGTTGTCAGGCATATCCACAATAAAGCGGACAACACCCTCATCGAAACTGCAATGGATTACAGTAATAGCCAATACAGCAATGATAATTTTCCGCATGATCTTCTCCGGTTAGAATTGGTGTTTAAGTTTTTCAATCTTTTTGATGCACTTTTTACAGGTTACTTCACTCATGTTCCCCGTAGAATCCAATCTGGATTTATCTACATCAAGGGGACCACTTTTTGGAATACAACATACAGGGAATTCAATCCCCGCATTGTTGAATAAACGTATACTCCGCAGATGGATTGATTTCTGTTTTGGCATACCTTGTCTCCAGTTATTCCACTTCTTTGTTCAGTGCGTATGTGAATGTATCCAAAACATAATCTTGCATGTGCCATCTGTCTTTGTGTCTGATTCCGGTGACAGTGATCCTGTAATCCCATGCAAGTGATGCACGGACAATAACCTTGATATCACTTGACCATCCATCATAACCTCCATGTTCATCCATATGATGGAAATCGGTGGTGATTACCAGTTTTTCTTCTGTTGATTTTTCAATGTCCACATGTGTACCTGCATCGAATCCACTTCCAGATGGAAGATGTTCTTTAGCAAGGCGTATGACTTCATCTTCAAATTTATCAGCAAGCTCCTGATTACCTTGCTCCATATGATGTTTATAGTTGCAGATGTTCCGAACCAATGCCTTGTACAGTTTTTTCTTAGTCATCACATTCTCCATATAGTTTGCGGGAAATTGGATCATTCTTGATGAAAGCCATACACATATCTTCACAGAAGATACGGGCAGCTTCTGCATCCTTTGTCCAGAATTCAATAAGCACCCACCCATCATGTCTGCAAACTGAGCCGCCTTGGAAGAACGGACGAACTTCTTGCTTTCTTTGATACCAATAGTCATCCATATGGTTACTCATAAGTACCCGGCACAACCATGTGTGGAATTGTATTGTAACCTCCCCTTCAAGTGCTGGCATGTTTCCATGTGGATGGTTCGGATTGAATGTCAATCCCATGTGTTTCAGACATTTACTTCTCATGTTTTTTCTCCCATTTCCGATACACATTGAATGTATATGTACAGCAATCACATGCCAGCACACCATACTTGCTTGCATCGTGTGTGTGGCAGAATCCTTTATCTTCCCCCACATGAACCATATTCCATCCGATATGATCACCGTTCCATGCAAGGAAAGCTGCCATGTCCTCATCTGTAAACGTGTCAGTGTCGCCATAAGCGAGTGCACATGCCCAGAAATAAGGTAGTATCTCTTCAATCTCTGTCAAAATACGATTCATCACATACTCCTTTTATTCATGGTGAATAAATCAACGCACTCTGCGCATTTCCCTAGTCCATGAGTTCAGGTTTTCCATCAATGAATGGAACATCTCTTCCAAATGAGGACTGACCCGTTCCACTGGAATTACCTCTTCCACATCTTCAGGGGATACCCATCGTTCCATTGAGAATATATGATTTGTACTGATCACCAGTGCCAAAATCATATATCCGGTTTTGTCCTTCGGATCAATCTGCCTCTCCGGGCACACTCTTCCATGGCACTTTGCAAACTGCAATGGTCCTGTCGGACCCTCCCTGTATAGGAAGTAATCCCCAAAGCGCAGGGTAGTGGATGAAAATCCACTAATTGATGAATTGATACAGCGGATTTTCCGTTTGTCCCTCTTTACGTCTGTTCTGAGTGTTTCCATATATTCCATTGTATACTCCTTTTATTCATGGTGAATAATTACTGCAGATAAACTCTCCATTCTCCAAACCGAGTGACTTTCCAGATTTTCAGATCCTTCCGGCCAAAGATGAAGCGGGCGAACTCACCCGCTGCCTGTAGAGACGGGAAAGAGAATGTCTTGTTATTCTCTTTCTTCCCTCCGGTTCGTTCCAACACATCAGAAATTACTTCCATTATTCCATTCCCTCCGGGATAAGATCCATTTTTACATCGTATACAATGCAGTCAGTATCGGTGTGGATGCATTCCAGCATTCCATTATGAAGTCTCTGGCAAATTACGCAGTCCGGATCTCCGTGTACCACGTAGACAGATTTCCCGTCATCATCAGGAAGATTGTCTATAGCAGACACTTGGAACAGCACAGTTTTGTTGGCCGTTACATCTGCCGGTGTGAAAATTGCCCCCGGACGTAGTTCGTGGCATTTTCGCACGCTGTTGTTTCCGATGAAATTAAATTCAATCATTTCCGTTCTCCTTGTGGATTCTTTCGTAAACTACCCTTGATGGATCACTGAACAAACGAGATCCATTTACCTTAATGATCCGAAAACCGTTGTACTCTTTCCTCCTCTGTAGATGTTCTTCGCAATGGCGAATCATATTATCCAGCGAGTACCTTGCATCCAGAATGTACTTGCTGAACGACCCAAGGGGATGAAAATCCCCTATCATCATTTCTGCATAAAATCTTTTCATTTATTCACCGTGAAGAAATGTACTCCAGAATTTTACACAACACATCTCCCTCCCTTGTGATCGGTGCAGGGTATCCGTAGGTTTTAGGCGCATCATAGCACCACACCACCTTCCCAACTGGATTGATTCCGTACTCCTGTTGGACTTTATGCACCCAATTTAAAGGCAGTGCCGTGTTAAAAACCTTGTACCCCATCATCTTTGCTGCAGTGGATACACTACAATCCGAATATTCCGTCTGATCCAACGGATTGATTCTGTGATCCCTGCAATATCCTAATGCGTAGGCATCCGTCACGTATTTCTCGATTACATACTCAGGGACAACATACAAATTCTCAATCATGGCATTCTCCTTTTGGTTACGGGTTTATTCATCGTGAATAAACCCTGAGTTCTACGATTTCAGGGTGAAAAATCATTTCAACAGTCAATCCACAACAGCGGAGATCATCCGCTAATTCCTGCGCCTTTTCCCTCCTTACCCATAGTGTTTCTTTCATCACAACCTCCTTGGAATCAAATGGTTCCAGAAATGTGGCTACAGTTATATCATTTTCCCCCAAGCAGGAGGATTTCCACAATTACCTCCCATGCCTCTTTGCAGAGCAGGCACAGGTGGTGCTTCCCGCCAGTTTTCCGTCCACACACTTTGCAACGATATTCCTTTTTCATGCTCTTTCCTCCCTTTTATTGGTGGTTTTATTCACCGTGAATAAGTTTTAAACTTCAAATTTCAACGTCATGGTATTTGCACCAGAAGAAATGCTGGTGCGTGTACCGATAACTACGGATCTGTTCTTTGGAGATATAGTATTCCTCCTTATTAAACTTCGGACAGAATGCAAGCAAAGCATGCACGAAACTGTCCTGTTCCGGATGCTCTTTCAGCCATGCCCAGAATTCCGTCTCGTTCAGGGGCGTATCCCCTGCAATGAATGGCAGGATCTCGCCATCAGCTAATTTTTTCATGCTCCAGTTCCTCCAGAATTTTGAGATCCAATTGTTCAGACAGCAACCTGAACGAATTCTTGATGCTGTGAACCCTCCCATAGCATGCCCGCACTGACCTCCCCAGTGCGTTTGAGATTTTTGTGTAAGATGCACCTTTGGCGTACATCTCTATGAGTTTCCACTGGTCTTCGCTAGACCAGCGTTCTCCATGTTTGTCCTGCATGGCTCCTCCTTTTTATTCATGGTGAATGATCATTGCCTGTCTACGAGTTTATACACTTTGTAGTTTCCATCATAATTGAAGACGGCTATTAGATTTCCGTCAATACTTTCAGATACGATGTAAAATCTTTTATTAAGCCAGTTGTATACTATTCCATCTATCATTCTCGGAAGCACATGGCTATCCGAGAACCGATGATGGGTTTGATCTGAATCACAAACCCATACAACTGCGGCACTTTTAGGAATGTCGCATAGATAATGGATCTTGTAATTACAAGTTTGATCTAAGATGTATGTGCCGGTATCACCTAATTCAAAAATCATATTCCCTCCTTTATTCACCGTGAATAATAAAGTAAGTTGGGGAGATTATTCTCCCCACAGAATTCAATCTCATACTCCTCTGCGCACGGTTCCCACCGTTCACGCATTTTTTCGATAACCTCCTCCGGTACTCCGTGAATATTTTGGAAAGCACCAATTACATGGACAATGGCATATGGGATTCCAAGATCCGTTGCCATGTCCATGTACGGCTGCATTTCCCATACACGGGTGAACGTATTCGCAACAATCACCGCTGCCCCAATATTCAGGGCATCGCGGCATACTCGCTGGCACCATTCGTGTGCCTCTACTACTTTCTCCGGATTGTAGTTATAGTTGCCGGATATGTCAGTGAAGAACATATCCGCCTCAACATGGATGCACATACAGTCCATCCCCTTTTTCAAGGATCTGGCATATGTGCTTTTGCCGGAACCCGGCAATCCTCTGATCAGAAACAGCATGAATCCTCTTTTGTTCTGGTTGATTTAGATTTATTCACCATGAATAAATCCGTTGTGGAATAAACAGAAGTGAACCGGCAAGCCACAAAATTTGTAGATTACCGGCTCACGTTCCGGTTATTCAATACTGGGGATGTGTCCCCAGATAGCGAAAAATCTTTTCCGGAATGCAGAAGTACTTCGTCCTCTGCTTGCTACAATTTACCCTCTTCTGCTTCGTAATTCGCAGCATTTCTTCCACTTCTATCCCCCGAGCCAACAACTCCTGACTCGGGTTGGCGCAAGAGTTGAATGCACGCATAATGCAGTCCAACTCATTCTGCAGTTTATGCTCTGCCTGCAACAGCAAATGCAGTGCAGCAGCAGAAGGGAATGTCTTCATATTTTCTCCTTTATTCATGGTGAATAAAACTATTTTTCTTCGTCGATCAAAATGGTGCTATCCGTCACTATTCCATTCTGATCCACGACTATCATGGAACACGACCCGCGCATTTTGCGGGCCTTGTCCATGGCTTTCTTTTTCTGATCCTCCTTGAAGAACCAGATGCGATTATTTTTGACTACCTCATATTCGATCATGTACCCTCCTTTTATTCATGGTGAATAAAACCGTTATGTAATCCCCTCTAGTCGGGGCAAGGAACTCTTTGCATAATACATCTACAAATTTTTGCTAGGAAATTTTCATTCAAAGTGCATTTATTCACCATGAATAAATCTTTCCACAATCTCATCAATTTTCATCATTTTCAGCTTTGGAAAGTACGCATAAAAATTCCCAGTCTGAACCCAATGAAAATCGCTGAGACATAAAAATTTATACCAAAAAATCACCCCATTTGAAGGGCAGGAATCGTCCTTGGAACATCACAGAAAATCCCTGCCCTTCCCCTTATGGATTTATTCCCGGTGAATAAATCCGCCGCCCTTAAAAAGAGGTCGCTAATCTCTAGTCAAGGTTTGATCAGGCTATACTTTATTTGTGAATAAATTCCACACACCACACCAACTTTCCCCAATTTTCCAAAGAAAGCCGTTCCGGATATTTTTCAATGTACCCGAGGGAATTTACACAATTCAGCAGCATGCGCCGAACGCACCTGTCAATGCAATGGTTCGCCCTGATCAGCCTTTAAAACCCCATCACATATCATCCTCAAGGTGATCCTGTACAGCAGAAATGCAGAAACTAGAAAGACAGCAGAAAAGATAAACTACCCGCTAAGATAGCCTTGCATTACACGTCAACCCACAAAATCATGGATAATATAACCTTCCTAAATTTTCAAGGCTACAGGCTATTCCGCAAAGCAGAACGTCCTCGAAAACTCTACAACTGTCCTATCAGAAGGATCAATCTTTTCTCTTCCTAAATTCCCATCATTCCCCGTCTACAGAACTCTCTGTTACCTGAGAATGGTCCCCGTCACACGGGGCAGAATGCTATTAAGATCAAAACGGTCAGAAAGATATAACCGCCCACGTTCCACAAAAGAACATGTTATAACTTTTTATTCACCATGAATAAATCATGGATTAAAAAAGAATTCACAAATTATTCTCTGCCCGAAATAAAAATCCCCGACAGAGAATAATTCAAAAATTCTCAATACTCCCCCCGACAGTAAAGGTTTATCAGATCAGAAATTCAACTGAGCCAATCGTTCAGTCTGCACAGCTTTGACAGACTGAATAGCAGAATAGCCAAAGTGCAATCCTACTACACACATGATAACGATTAGAGCAATCACTAATTTTTTCATTCTCTTCTCCTTTGTAGGAATGTTTTTATTCACCGTGAATAAATCTTTCTAAATTTTCTCTGCTCTACCCTATGGGGAAGCAGGGCAGAACAGAAGGCAAAATTTAAGATATAAACGCCCATAATCGTGGAAGCGTTCAATTCCTAATTTTACGTGAATAATGCAAAAGTCAGAAAATTTTCAAAAATCGCGTTATTGCAGAATAAGCGTTTTTTCTCGAATTTCCTTATAACTTGCGTTATATTTTTTATTCACCGTGAATAAATTCTGCTCGAATAAATCGCATATAACGTATGCGCACAGATATAACGCAGACAACAAAAAGTAATTCGGCCGAACATGCCGACCGTTTTTCTTTTCGCTTTGCATTGTTCACTTTCTCGTTTTTCCCCTTTGCCGTTTCATTCATCATGAATGAATCCGCTTTACTTTTGCTCTAGCCGTTTCATTCACCGTGAACAAATTTTCTTGAACAATCCCGGCTGGTTATAGGATCAATATCTTTCCGCCGATGAACAGCGCGGGAAAGATATAACCAGCAAGGCAAAGGGGAAAACAATTTTCAAAGAGCAGGGGAAAGGTGATTTTTCCCTTGTTTCATCCTGCCCGACTACTGCCCGACAGGATGAAAGAAAGGAGCAAGGGGAAAGATTTTTTCCCCTTGCCCACCTTGCGAGCGGATTATTTCTTGGCCGCCCGCTTGACGGTTTTTTCCTCGGCCAAAAGTAACGTATTCTGTACACGCTCTTTTTCTTCCTTGTTCGTCAATTCTGACACCATTGCCCAAAGGTTATTATAATCTTCAGACGTGAACCGATATTCTGTTATTTCTTCAGTCGCCGGAGCGGTCTTATAGAATCGCTTCTGTATTGCGTTCACCATTCGCACAAGCGACACAGGAACCACTTTACAATAGGTATCGTCTTCAATGAAGTACACCGGCACCGTCATGCCATTCTTTGTAATTTCTTTCTTTCCCCATTTCCCCGCAGGGGAAAGAATGGCCGCGACAGTGACAGGTTTTTTCCCTGTCTTATTTACAGGCCAACTGTCTAACTTGAAATAAATCTTTTGCATTTCCGCCGCGATTGTCTCCTTGCTATCGGCGGACATATCAAGGTTAAACAATGCAATCGCCTTGTCGATACAGGCACTCGCCTGTATCTGTGCGCTGTCAAATTGGTTGGCAAGCGACATTACTTCTATCGCGAAAACAGCCCGCGCCGTCTTCCTGCTATTTTCAAGTGCTTTAATTCGCTGGCGTCTTTCTTCCTCGGGTGTGAGAACAGGAACGACCGGAGCAGGAACGACCGGAGCAGGAACGATAGAAGGAATATCTTTCTTTCTAGTCCGCCGTGCTTTCTTGTCGGTGTTAGCTGTTACGATTGCGGCCGGTACGTTTGCGGGTGTGGTGTTTGTGTTTGTGTTCATGTTCATTTCCCCTTGCGCTTGTGCGCTTGTGTGCTGACCGCTCTACCTTGCCACTATTGGCAGGACCAGCGAACCAGCTAAAAAACTATCTAAATTCAAGGACAGAATAACATATTTTTCAGGAATGGAAATACTTTTTTAGCTTTTCAGTATCTTTTTTTCTTTTTTCTTATAACTTGCTGATATGATTACATAAAAAAGATATAACATTGAAACACGATAAACATTATCGTTTTTTCTTATATCTTATTGATATAATTAGCTTTTTTCTATATCAATTTTATTTATACCTTAATGGAAAGGATTCTTAAAAATAGCCTATAACTATATATAATCATTCAAAAAGTTATAACTAATTGATTTTATTGCATTTCGTCTGTATTCAACAGAAAAAACTTTTTGATACCATGGCCCACACAGGCAAGGAAAAGCAATACAGGCCGATTCTGTTCGTTTTAAAGGTATGTCAAAACATTGAAAACGAGAAAAATACGCTGTCAAAAAAAGGACATTGACAAACAATTTTTTCTTGTTCCATAGGACAGGAATGTTTTTTGCAATAGTGGCAAGAGAAGGAAAAACGACAGCGCGAATGGAAAGCGGCACGATATTTGTATGAATGAAACTGGTATAGAAAATGGATGGATATAACAGGCACAAATTTTGAATAGTGGAAAGAGGCACAATTCTTGCAATAGTGACGTGCCACGCCTCGCCGTGCCGCACCCCATTGCAGGCGACCCCGGGGGGCCGTATATCCCAAAGTTGTCGCAAATATAAAAAACGTCTTTTAAATACTTATGTATGCAGATGTGTATACAAATGTAGAAAATATAAAAAACGTCTTTTAAATACTTATGTATGCATATAAGCCGACTGTACTGCCAATGTACCCATACTGTACGATGTAAAAATTATATCTTAAGAAAGTTATAACTTTCTGATAAATTATTCCCCTCTTAAAATTGTATTGGATAACTAGGTTCAAATCCTGTGCGGATTTTTTTAAAAATAAAAGTTATATCTTTTTGCATATCTTTTTGCATATCTTTTCCTATATCTTTTTGAGGGGGCAATTTCTGAGAATTCAAAAAAGTGAATTCCAATTTTAAAAAATTCAAAAACTCAGTTATAGGATTTTATGCTGTTATAGGATTTATGTAGAGATGGTCCGTTCAATAGAAAGGAATTGACTTCTATATTGGAGATGTATTATCATAGCACTTCGGGTTCAACTATTCTAGTATTCAGATTCTGCTATAGGGGGCGAGATGACATTCTATATTAAGGTAGGGAGGAGACAGAGTTCTATTTCTGTTCAGGATCAGATTGTGGCCTTGTGGTTTATTATGCATTATCCGATGAAAATGAACGATGGAGATTATAATACGATTTTTAAGGAAGCCCGGAATTTTGTTTTGCCCTTTGTCCAGAAGAGAGTGGATCGGGATAAAGGATTGAGTATCAAGGGATTATCCAAACTTATTACGCAAAGGATGATCCAGTCTATTATGGATCAGAGAGATGCTGCAAGATATAAGAAAATCCTTAATACTGTCCAAAGAGATTAGGAGGAATATATGAAATTCAGAAAACATGCAAAAACTCCCGTCCGGAATATCCCCCGGCATACTGCACAGGAAGAGATCCCCGAGATCCCTGCGCCTGTACGGAAACTAAAACCTGTATATGAACGTGAAGCAGTTCCTATTAGGAAGCACAAAGTCCGTTTCAAGAAAAAGCGTTGTGCTTTTATTAAGGAAAATGGAGAACGCTGTAAAAGCTATGCATCCGGAAAAGGCACACTATGTATTCATCATGGAGGATTACGTCCTGCACAGGGATTAGATCCGATTCCGTTTTCCCAGTATCCTCATGGAGTGAATACTATATTTGATCCTGCTTATCATCCTCTGAGATTTATTGAACTGGCCAGAGATGGGATGTCTGATGTAGAAATTGCTGCTGAATTTGGAGTAGCTTTGGATACAGTTATAAAATGGGCAGCAGATATAAAAGAATTCAATACTGCCTATGCCATTGGCAAGACTATGTACGAAGCTCACTTCCTTCGTGTAGGGAGCAGGAATCTATTGAATGACCGATTCAACACACCGCTCTATAAATATATCACCATGAACAAACTGGGGTACTCTGACAAGGTAGAGAGTAAATCCTTCAGCACTGCTGTGCATGGTGTTCTTTTAATCCCTTCTGATGTTTCTGTAGAGGAATGGGAAAGAGAAAATATCCAAGCTGATTCGGAGAAAAAGAATGATACTATCATCGACATGGAATAACGAAGAAATATTGCTCATTGATGGTGTCTGGCTTTTTCGTGTTTTTCGCACTGCTTTCAAGCGGTACTATTTTCCGTCTATTACACCAACCGGTATCATTGCACGAAGAAACTGCCGAAAGAAAACCGAGGAAGAAAACAAGAGATGGATTCGCAATAAAGTAAGATCCAGAAACAAGAACTGTAAATGCAGGAAATGGTTCACTGACAAAGAACGCAGGACCAGCCATATCGCCAATATGCATATGGTACATGCATATGCGGCCCACAGAAAAAACTCCGAAGAGAAGCCAAAGAAAAAGGCTACTTGGAAACCAAAGAAGATAGAATACAGAGAGCGCATAAATGACTATGCGGGAGTTCTCCGTATTGATGATGTGTCAAAACTCAAAGCGGTAGAATTATGTCTAGGCGATTACAAGTAATTTGGAAACCTTGGCCCGGAGGACAAGAACGGGCATTGAAATGTCCTGTTTGGGAAGCCCTATTCTGGGGCAACCGTGGCGGTGGGAAAGCGCAACCTATTGATTCTGCGTTGTTTTCTTCAGAAAGAGATACCACAATGGGGGACATCAAAGTAGGAGATCTCGTTTACGGGGGAGATGGTCTGCTCCATCGTGTTAATGGGGTGTTCCCTCAACGGGAGAAGAAGCAGGTATTCGTTGTTGTTTTACAAGATGGTAGACAGGTGCGCTGCAGCGATGATCATCTTTGGAGTGTTCGCAACATACAGAAACAGCACAAGGTACTGTCTGTCAAAGACATGCTCCAACAGGGCATCAAATATGATAAACCTAAAGGCCCAGAGTACAAGTTCAAAGTACCGAACTGCAAACCTGTCAAGTTTATGAAGAAGTCCTTGCCGATAGATCCTTACATACTGGGATGCTTACTTGGCAATGGAACCTTGACCACACTAACCCCAAAGATAGCAACTGATGATGAATTCATCCTTGACTACTTCAAGAAGCATCTGCCAAACTTTGAAATAAAGTATGATTCGAGCACAAATAATAACTATACAATCACTTCTGTGAATGGAAAGGACAAACACCTTACGAATGTGTATAGGGTGCGCAATGAATTATCGTTTTACATTCGTCAATTGGGGCTAGATATTGCATGTAAGCAGAAATTCATTCCCTCAATCTACAAGTTCAGTTCTACCCAGCAGCGACTTGAATTGATTCAAGGGTTAATGGATACAGATGGGCATATTCTGAAAAGTGGGCATGGTGAGTTTACCAATACCAGCGAACAGCTTATTGACGACATGGCATGGATTCTACGCAGCCTTGGGATACGATGTAGGAAGTCTATAGACAATAGAGAAGGTGAGGAACACAATATAAAAGGAAGCACCTGCACACGTGGAAAGGTATTCCGACTATACATCAACACGGACAAACAGATTGTAAAAACTCCTCACAAGTTGAAATTCCTGCAAAACAAAAAGACTGATCAGAATCAGGACTATGTATCCATAATTGATATCATTGAAACAGATCGTTATGTGAATATGCAGTGTATTTCTTTAGATTCTGCTGACCATACATACCTTACAGATGATTTCGTGGTCACACATAATACAGATACACTGCTGATGGATTTTGCCAAGGGAGTTGGTGTTGGTTACGGAGCAGATTATCGAGGATTGCTGCTTCGTGAGGCAACCACTGAGTTAAAGGACGTTATTGCGAAATCCAAAAAATGGTTCCCTCGCTTATTTCCCGGTGCCAAGTTCAATGAACAGAAATCCATTTGGACTTTTCCTGATGGTGAGACTTTTTGGTTTAACTATGCCCGTGTCATAGATGACTATGATCAGTACCATGGGCATGAGTATCCTTGGATTGGATGGGAGGAGTTGACGAACCATCCTGTGCCTGATGTGTACTTGAAACTGATGTCCTGTAACCGTTCATCAAATCCAAAGATCGTCAGCAAGTACAGAGCTACCTGTAACCCCAGTGGTCCCGGCCACCAGTGGGTTAAGGATCGGTTCATCAATACAGTGAAAGAGCGGCGTGTGTACACAGACAAAGATGGGATGACACGCACTCATATATTTGTTGATCTTGAAGATAACAAGTCCTTGCTTGAAGCTGATCCGCATTACAAAGCAAAGCTCATATCCATGACTGAGAATAATGAGATGCTTCGCAAAGCATGGGTACAGGCATCATGGGATCTTGTCATTGGTGGATTTTTCTCCGATGTGTGGAATACCAAGATCCATGTTCTTGATCCATTCATTATTCCTTATACGTGGAAGGTACAGCGTAGTTTTGACTGGGGTTCTTCACGTCCTTGGAGTGTAACATATGGGGCCACATGTAACGGAGATCAGCCAGAAAATTGTCCTATACATATACCCAAGGGTAGTGTTATAATAATCGACGAAATTTATGGATGGAATGGAGAGCCAAATAAAGGAGATATGGCAACCACTGCAACCATAGCAAAAAGAACACTTACCCTAGATAAGCAATTGGAGCGCATGCACAGGACATACGATCCATTTATGAATAATTATGCAGGAATAAAGGTAAAGATTGGACCTGCTGATAATTCAATCTGGAATGTTGCTGATGGTACTTCTATCGGGGCAAATATGGGTAAGCACAAACTGTACTGGCAGCGCAGCTATAAAGGGCCGGGGTCACGTAAAGCTGGATGGGCATTGATTCGGACAATGCTGGAAGCCGCAAAGAAAGGAAATATGGAGCAACCACATTTGTATTTCTTCCCAAATGCAGTTCATCATATACGGACAATTCCACAACTGCAAAGAGATGCAAAAAATCCTGATGATGTTGATACGACCGGTGAGGATCACTGCGGTGATAGTACCCGTTACCTGTTAAGTAGGAAAAAAACAACAATGAAAAGAGGAAAGGTAGGCATATGAAAGTTACCGGCACTGACTTAAAAGCACAGGCAGCACACACTACTCATCCGGACTATGAGACACGTCTTAGAGAATGGAAGAAGATGCGCACATGTATGAAAGGTGAAGCTGCTATCAAGGATGAGGGTGAAACATACCTCCCCCGTCCGTCTGGTATGAAAAATGAGTATGCCGATGCCTACAATGCATACAAGGAACGTGCTCATTTTCCACTGATTTGTTCCTACGCATTGTCTGGTGTTCTTGGAGTAATTATCACCAAGATGCCAGAATTCAATTTCCCAAAGGAATTGGAGTACTTGCACAAAAATGCCACTAAGGATGGGCGTAATATCCAACAGTTGTTCTTGGATGTTATTGTTGAGATCTTTCAGACAGGTCGGGTTCCACTTGTTGTTGATATCATGCCAAACACACGGGAGTTTCGCATAGTACAGTATCGCGCAGAAGATCTTATCAACTGGAAATCGTCTGTTATTAATGATGAGAAGAGCATTGCCCTCGCTGTGTTGGAGCAGAAGGTATTCGATGATGAAGACATCTTCTCACATTCTTCGCATAAAGTATACCGTGCCATGATGTTGGATGCTGGAGGGAAGTACACGGTGCAGACGTATGACGAAGACTCTCATTTGCTGAAGGAAGAGACTGTTAAGCCAAAGTACATGGGAAAAATTTTGGATCAACTGCCCATCTCAATTGCTGGAAGCATCAGTAATAGTCCGGACATCCAACCAATCCCGCTCATTCCTGTAGCCAATTGTTCAATCCAGATTTATAGGAAAGAAGCTGACTTGGCAAACAGTGAGTTCCTATCCTGCAATCCAACACTGTGCATTACTGGAGCAGACAATGATGAGAACACCCCGAACGTGGTTGGATCTTCGGTTATGATCGTTCTCCCAGACGCGCAGGCCCGTGTGTTCTATACCATGACAGACACAGCAGCATTGCAGCATATCAAGGGGCATATTGACGATTTATATGAGGAGGCTATTCGGCACGGTGTTGCTATTCTTGATTCTCGCAAGGGTGTGGAAGCAGCAGAAGCACTTCGTATTCGACAGGCTACGCAGTCATCTTCTATATATTCTATATACCTTTCTGCACTGAATGCTATCAGGAAGTCAGTGGTGCTCATGTGTAAGTGGGCAGGATATAATGAGGAAGATGTCATTATAGACGCACCATCGTCATTGACATTCGGTATTCCGGATGCTACTATAATGCGCGAATTAGTGGAAGGGTTCACTATTGGAGTATACCCGTTGCCAATCGTACACAAGTACTTGATTTCTTCCGGACTGCTGGATCAGACCATTTCTTATGAAGAGTATGTGGAACTGATCAAAGAGAATGAAAAACTCAAGAAGCAGTTGAAATTGAGTAAGACCTTGGATGGCAAATCCGAAAATGAAAATGAAGATGGAAAGGAGGGTGATGATGTAAACGCAGGAGGTACACCAAAAAATGTCGATGTATCCAAAGAAGTTATCGAAGATGTAGAAGGACAGCAAAACAAATAATGCTCAGAGAGCAAACCTTTACTTTCTCCAGAGGAGATTATCATGGATTTTTCATTTATCGCAGACGAAGAACAACGGGCATTGGCAATCGCTGAGTACGAGAAGAACAAGAGTGAACTTGAGTCTACTTGGAAGAAGCAGATCGACACCAAGATTGCAGAGGCCACTACTGGGCTGAAATCCAAGAATGACGAACTGCTTGCAGAAAAGAAAAAGATGCAAGAGCGGTTCAAAGGGATCAAAGATCCGGAAGAGGCATTGGAGGCACTACGCCTTGTTACCGAAAATGAGGATATTCGACTCATTCGGGAAGGTCGTCTCGATGAAGTTATTGAGAAACGGGTCAGTACGTTGCGTTCTGATTATGAGGCCAAGGTAGGTGAGTTGTCTTCCACCTTGGAGCAGGAGCGCACGGGACGTGCCAAGTATGAAGAGATGTTCAAGAGCAAGATGATCGAAGATACCTTGCGGGATGCTGCACTCGGCGCAAAGATTCGCCCTGAAGCTCTTCCGGATGTTGTCATGCGAGGTATGCGTGTATTTTCTCTGAGTGAGGACAATGCTACAGTGGAAGCACGCGATGGTCGTGGAAAGCTGCTCAAGAATGCGGATGAGAAGATCCTTACTCCCACTCTGTGGATTGACGGATTGAAATCGACCGCGCCTCATTTCTGGCCTGAGTCCGAGTCTGCCCGATTTGATTCTGGCGGCGGTGATCTTGATGATCTGGAACGTGCCATGAATGCCGCTGCTGATCGTGGAGACACGAAAGAGTATCGGCGTTTGCGCTCGAAGTTGAGTAAGGGCCGGGGGAAATAATTTTTTTGCTTGCAATTTCTTCCAGTTATATTTAATATAAAAGAAAATCGCTCCAGTGGAGCGGCACAGTAGTTTGCTGACCTAGAGGGTCGAGACAGTGAAGCGTAATCTGTACCGACCCTCTAGTTGTTAAATCTTGTTGGGCGGTACATAACCATCCAAACCGTAGTAGGAGATTTAACAATGGCAAACATCTGGGAACATCCATCCAAAATTGCACAGGAAGCACTGCTCCACCTCGAAGACTCCCTTGTTATTGCGCCACTGTGCGCTATGGACAAGACTGCGGAGTTCACCACCCGCGCCAGTGGCTGGAAAGTTGGGGACACTGTGACCTTCCGGACTCATGGCGAGTACAACGTCGATGAGTTTCAGACCACCATTGCTACCCAGAGTATTCGTTCGTCCACCCGCCCGCTGACCATTGAGAAGCACTTTGACATCTCTGTTGAACTGACTGCGAAAGAGCTTGCTCTGGATCTGGACAGCTTCTCCGAGCAGGTTCTGCGTCCTTCTATGTATGCGCTGGCAGAGCGTTGTGATACCTATCTGGGCACCAAGATCCTTCAGGCCGCTGGTCTGTATGTGTCCGATGATCTGCTCGCTTCCGCTGCTGATGTTGCTCTCGCCCGGAAAGCGGCTATCATCCAGCAGTTGTCCATGAATCGTTACAGCCTCGTTGATCACGATCTGGAAGCAAAACTGCTTGGCCAGACTTGGTTCAACCAAGCCCAGACCCGTGGACAGGAAGGTGTTGACACCCTGAACACCGGTCGCCTTGGCCGTACCATGGGTATGGACTGGTTTGCATCCATCGCATTCCCGACCAACGTGGTTGGACATACTGCTGGTGACGGCACTGCCGCTACCAACAATGGTACTGGTGGCAATACCAACAATCAGATTGGTGCTACCACTCTGACTATTGACACCACTGGGGCTGGTACGGCTTTTGCCGCTGGCGACCGGCTGCGCATTGCTGGTGTTCGTCGTCCGCTTATCGTCAAGACTGCCATTGCAGATCTCACCGCTGCCACGTCCGTGGATCTGGTTGATCCGATCACTGAGATCATTCCGGACAACGCCGCTGTCACCGTCATTGGTTCTGGCGAGTCCCTGATCTACCATGGTGCCATCTTCGATGACAAGGCACTTGGTGTTGCATTCCCGATGCTGGATCTGCCTGAGTCCGAGTCTGCTGGTATTGCTTCTGCAAACGGTATCAATGTTCGTATCGTCAAGGCATATGATATCAACACGAAGAAGACCACCTTCTCCATGGACTTCATGTGCGGCGCGTTCATGCTTGATCCGCGTCACGTGACTCTGCTGGCCGAGTATTAATAGACAGCAGTTATTCCAAGAATTCTGAAAAGGAGATTTGACATGATCATGTATAACGCCGAAGGCGTAGAGGTTACTATACTTCCTGAGCAGATCGAACCTATGCTCGCTACCGGTTGGAGCAAGACTCCCCAGAAAAAGGAAGCCGTTCCCACTCCCGTCAAGGCAGAAGCCGAACAAGCGGATACTGGTGAGAAAGAGGCCGATCAGCAGGAGCCTGTTGAGACGGATACTCCCCGGAAGATCACCATCAAGAAGAAGAGTAATTAACTGCCATGGCACTTGACGCTACGATTGGCGGATACACTGCCAACTCATATGTCACAGTGGAAGAGGCTGACGCATACTTCTTGGATCGGATACATTCTGAAGATTGGAGTGTATCCGTTCCAAAAGAGCAAGCCTTGATCACTGCTTCTCGTATGCTGGACTGGTACTTGAAGTTCAAAGGCTACAAAGCTGATGCTGAACAGGCCATGGAGTGGCCAAGAGTTGAAGTGACGCTGAGTAGCGGATACGAAGTGAGCAGTACAATTATTCCAAAAGCAGTAAAAGTTGCCACTTTTGAAATGGCATTGGCAGTACTGGCCGAGGATCGTTCGTTGGATGATGATCTTGCAGGTCTTGCACATGTACAGGCAGGTCCACTGGTAATCAAAACAGCACAGGGTATCCGCCCCGCTGCGAAATCACCAGTGCCCGACAGAGTGAAAGAATCACTACGCGACTACATCCGGGGCAGCGGTATTAGCGTGGTTTGGTTGGAACGAGCATAATGGCACTGAAAGATACTTTCCAGAAGATCCCGGTAACGATATTCAAGGTGTTCAAAAGCCTTGTGCGCGGGGTTTCTTATGTGAAGACAGCAGATGATGGATTCACCGCCCCGGTGGTAACTGCTGTGCCAATGGATGCATTGATCATTTCTACGACAGGGATTGATGTCACCCGCCTCTCGTTCTATCATTTGATTCAACCTTTGGATAAACTTTGCTACCTGAAAGGAGTGGATGTCTCATTTGAAGTTCAGAATGGAGATCGTATTCTTGATGGTACTGATGCATTTGAGGTAAAGGCGTTTGATGTGGATGCGGCAGGTGCGCTGTACACACTTCTGGTAAGAGGAATCCTCTGATGAAACTGGATAAATTTGGACAGCGCATTCTCGAATCCCGCAAACGATTGAATGTCAACATTTACACAAGGGTAACTCCTGCTGTTGCCAGCATTGCGGATGATCTGAAATTGCGATCTCCAAAAGATTCAGGTCAGTTTGCTGCTGGCTGGCAAGTGCTTCGACACTCAACCATTACTCGCGGCGGTGGATACAAATTCATCATCACCAATTCAGGGACAAACTATGGTTACTATTTGGATACAGGGGCAGAACTTGGTGGACCTCCTTGGTACTGGCCACGTGACGATGCTACTGTAGCTGATGGTGCCACGTCGAACTCTGGAAAGTTGATATATGCGAATGGACGTGTGTGGGCTGGTGGCCGTACACAGCCTGAGAAGCATGTAGTGGGAGGAATCATTGATCCTGTTCTGTTTGACACTGATTCAGAACGTGCAACGCGCAATCAGGATAAATTAGTGGAAGCAGTCGCTATTGCGGTCATGGAGTCGTTATGAAAAAACGTGTACTTGCATTAGCAGAAATCAAAAGACGCATTGCTGCGGCAAAGACTGCTCTGGGGATAAAGACCTTCAGGCATAATGTGCGCACTCCAATCCTCAAAGAAGATTTGGTAGCACTACTGGTGTTCGATGGGATTGATGAGATTGTGGAAAAATCAGCACGAAACGCTACTGGTTATCCACAAAAACGCATTATGGAAGTTGCTCTGGAGATCATCCACTTGGCAGATCCCGCAGTTAGCATATATCAGAGGTACAACGATTTGCGTGCAGTCGTGTTGGTTGATCCATGGCCTGTTAGATTGGAGAATGGATCTCCTGATGGGATGACAATGCTATCAGAACTCCGCACAGAAGGACCATCTGGCTATGGATTGCCGGATGTGGAAGGAATTAGACTTATTTTGGGACTCAGTTATACCGATGACGGTACAATTTAACAGGAGATTTACTCATGGGAGCCGAAAACTACACTCTCGGAAAAGGCATCGTTTACTTCAACCGCAAGAATATGTCCACCGGTCTGTATTCTGGTGAGCGTGATCTTGGCAACGCCCCTGCTTTCTCGTTCAACATCGCCATTGAAAAACTGGAGCATTTCAGTTCGCGTGGTGGTCTGAAAGCGAAGGATAAACTGGTCATTTCGCAGATGACCCCTTCTTGTACGTTTACTCTGGACGAGATCAGTGCAGATAACCTCGCCTTGCTGTCCATGGCGGACATTGTATCTGTCACCCAGACTGCCGGGACTGCTTCCAATGAGGCCGTTGTTGCTTATCAGGGCAAACGTGTGGCTCTGGCCAAGCGTGCTGTGTCTGATGTCGTTGTCACCAATGTGGCAGGTACTACCACTTATATCAATGGTACGGATTACCTGCTCGATACCACCCTGAAAGATGATGCTATTGGTCGCGTCTACTTCCCGGTAGGGAGTACGATCACTGACGGCACTGTTGTACATGTGGACTATTCTTATGCAGAAACCGTCTACAAGGAGGTTCGCGCATTCAAGAATACTCAGGTTGAGGGTATGCTGCGCTTCGTTTCTGACAATCCGGCAGGCAAGCAGCTTGAGGTTCAGATCTGGCGTGTATCGCTCACTCCGTCTGGTGACACTTCCATGATCGGTGATGACTGGTCTACCCTCGGATTCTCTGGTGAGGTTCTGAAAGACGAGTCTGGGCATCCGAATTCGCCCTACATGTCTATCATCATGGATTAACAATCAGCGCAGTATGTAGTAAGAAAGATGGAATAAGAGTGGAGCCACTGCATGTGGCTCCACTCTTCAGTATCAACCAAAGAAGAAGGAAACAACCATGGCACGCAAGGTACGCAGACTCAAACCCGAAACTATTTCCAGCCTTTTCTCTGTTTCGCAGGTTTCCATTGGTGATGAAGAAGTCACCATCCGCCCATTGGCATTGATTCAGTGGATTGAACTCATCTCCAAGGTCAATGCAATGACCGACAAGTTCTCTGAAGCCGGTATCAACTGGACAAACTATCAGAGCAACGAATCCCTCGTAAAACTCGTTTCCATCATTCTGAGTAATTTCCCTGAAGTCCTGGAAAATGCAACCGGCATTGCACAGGAAGACTTGGTGGAACTCCCCATCGAAGTACTTGTGGATCTCCTCTCTGCTGTGATTGAGATCAACATCAAATCCAAGGACGTGCTCCTAAAAAACTCGCAACGCTTAACCGAGATGTTCAAGGGCCTCGAAAAGACGAGTTTGGTGGAATAGAATTAGCATTCCAAATGCTAATCTCGCATGGCCACTCTTGGTTAAGCATTCAAAGTTATACACTAAATGAGATTGGAATATTCCTGAAAGCGGTTCTTGTAAAGGAGGAACGGGACAGAATAGGCCAATTCTCATCAAGCTGGCTTTCTACGCATCTCAACCATAAGGGGTATGAATCCCATATGAGGGATATGCAGAAGGAGTTGCAGCTACTGTCATCCAATACTGTCCGGAAGCCCGGAGAGCTTACACAGGATGATCTTGAGTCTGAATGGAAGAGGTTCGCAAACGCAATATCTGGAGCGAGATAAGAAATGGCCACGCAACAAACACGCACATTGAAAGTTGAGATAGACATCACTGGAAAATTTGATGAGAAGTTACAGGGTCTATCAGAAACTATCACTTCCATACAGAAACTCGTAACTGATGTAAAAAGCAGTATTTCAGGCATAGGCACTTCTATCAATGCGATAGTGGTGCCTAAGTCGTTTTCAAATCTTGTAACAGATATCGCTAAACTTGGTGCTGTCAAGATCCCCAATCTTGACGGACTGGCCAAGGGCTTCACAAGTCTTGATAAGATCAAAGGAAATATTCCTGATCTGAAGCCATTTGCAGATGAGCTTAAAAAGCTGGCAGAAGTAGGAACACTTCCTAACCTTCTTGCTATATCCAAGGGATTTGAGGGTTTTATAACGATCCTTGGGGGCAAAGGAAAGAATAAGATCCCTGATTTATCCAAATTCAAAAGTGAACTGGACCAGTTTGCTGGTATTTCACTTCCAAACTTGGGACAACTTGCAAAAGGGTTTGAGACTCTGTATGCGTTGTCTACGAAAGAGGGTGGGACCAGCCTCAAGACTATTGGGAAAGAACTGCGTTCTCTCCAGAATATAAAACTTCCAAATTTTTCACAACTGGCGAATGGGTTTAAGATACTCAGTGAGTTGGATTATTCCCAGACAAGTCTCTCTCTTATCAAACGTGAGTTGCAATCTTTAGAGAAGATCACACTCCCGAATTTCGGACAAATTGCCAATGCATTTAAATCACTGAGTGGTTTAGATCATTCTGAGAAGAGCCTTTCCCTTATTAGGCGGGAATTGATGTCTCTTCAGGGCATTAAACTTCCCAATTTTAGCCAGATTGCAAATGGATTTAAATCCCTGAACAACATGTTCAAGGAAGATGCTACCAGTATCAGCTTGAAGAAGTTTGCTGATGAACTGGCACATTTCGCAAATATAAAACTTCCGAATTTTGGACAAATTGCTTCTGGATTCAAGACTCTTGCGGAGTTGAAGACCAATATTCCAAATTTGCAGCCTTTTGCTGATGCATTAGGCGCATTCAAGGATATAAAACTTCCAAATTTTGGCCAGATTGCTTCTGGATTCAAAACTCTTGCCGAAATCAAGAATATTCCAGATTTGCAGCCTTTTGCTGATGCTCTAAAACCACTTATGAAGATGAGTGGCACCCTTCCTAACTTTGGACAGTTTTCCAAAGGCATGCAGGAATTGGCAAAAGATACACTGCGTATGGATCTTGTTACTCAGCGGCTGTCATCTCTTGGGCATGTGCTCCGTAGTTTCAGTGGACTGAATGTCAATATCGACATGAAGAAGATTGCGGACGGTATGGTGCGTCTTACTGGTGCCATTGCTGTTCCACAGGCCACAATCACTAATATCAATGAACTTGTCACTGTTGTAAAGCGGCTGGATAGTGTAAAGATTCCAAACATTGAGCAGTTGGCGGATGGTCTTAGAAAATTCAAAACTATAGATATTGGTGTTGCTACAGCGGGACTCACGGCACTTGTGCCGGTGATCCAAAAATTTACCAAGGATATGCATATCCCCAATCTGCTACAATTTGCTATTGGATTGGAAAAGATAACAAACATTAAGGTATCAGATTTTAAAGATAAGCTGATTGAGATGAATAAGGCCATAGCTGACCTTTCGGCTAATGGTAAGCTGATGGATTTTTCAGCATTTGCACAGCAGGTGGATAAAGTATCCAAGGTTCTCATAGCGCAGGCGCAACATAATGCAAAACTGGCTTCGCAGATGGGGACTACTTCCAGAGCCGTAGCTGAGGCTGGTACGGTTTGGGATAAATTCAAAGCAAAGATGAGTACGTTCGTGCAGTACAGGGTAATCTCTGATTTTATCAATGGATTACGTGACTCTTTAATGCAGATTATTCCAAATATTATCAATTTTGATCAGTCCTTGAAGGATTTGCAGGCTATTTCTGGAGCTACCGGTTTGGAAGTATCCAAAATGTCTGATACCATCAAGACCCTTGCTAAAGATACAAGATTCTCTGCCGGAGAAGTGGCGCAGGGCCTGACAGTTATTGCGCAGGCAGGTTATTCAGCAGCAGATTCCATTAAGATGATCAAGTCTATTTCTGATCTGGCTACTGGAACATTGTCTGATATGGCCTCTGCTGTGGATCTGACCACTTCAGTAATGACTGTTTTTGATATTGATGCGAGAAATACAGCACAGGCTGTAGATACACTGGCTAACGCGATAAACCTTTCCAAGTTGGATGTAGATCGTCTGAAAACGGCATTCAACTACATTGGCCCGGTTGCGGCTGATGCCAATATATCATTCAATGAAGTTGCTGCAAGTATGAGTTTGCTTGCCAACAGCGGACAGAAGGCATCCACGATTGGTACTGGTCTGCGGAATGTGTTCTCCTTGCTGCTTTCCCCCTCTGAGGATCTGCAGAGAGCAGCAACTGAGGCAGGTATTGCGATAGAGCAGCTTGATCCACGAATTACCCCGTTCACAGAGGTCATTCGGAATTTGAGTCCGATTGTCGGTGATGCACAGCATGCATTGGATCTATTTGGAAAACGGGGATCTTCTGCTGTCCTCGCGTTGACTCGGAATGTTGGTGAGTTTGATCAGATGCTGGGCGTTATTGGAAAATCAGGAACTGCCGCAGCCATGGCAGCAACACAGATGGAGGGACTTGGGGCATCTTTCAAGAATTTGAAGTCACGTGTGGAATTACTTGGAATTGCACTTGGTGAGAATGGCGTTACGGGACCATTGCGGGTACTCATTGATATTGGACGTGTGCTTGCAACAGCAACAACTGCTATGATTGACACCGCATTTGGTCGTTTGATTATTAGCGCCGCTGCACTAGCTGCTACGTTGGGAGCACTTGGTGTTACTCTTGTTGGTATAAAATGGCTTGGATCAACGACATTGGTTCTGGGATTTGCGAATGCATTAAAGCCACTCATCGCTGGATTTCAAACTGCCATGTTGGCGTCTACCGGAATGACTTCTGCTATTACTATAATGGGAGTGGCATTTAATCCAGTAGCATTGGCAGCATTGGCAGCGGCAGGAGCACTTGCCATTTTTATTTCGTCCGCTAGAAATTATGGAAAAGAAATGACAGAGGCAGTCAAGTCCTCTGACAAATTTGCAGATATTGCAGAACGGATTAAGTCATTCAAGGAAGCCACTGCCAATATGGAAGAGGGCAGCACTGAGTTTAAATCAAGCATAAAATCCTTCAGAGATGAGTTACTTGCGTCTGCTAAGGACATGCCATTTTTGGCAGCGGAGTCATTGCAGGCAGCAAATTCCATTGATGTGCTAAATGGAAAATTCATTGATGGTGGTGCTGCTGTTGAGGCATACCAACAGAAGATGAAGGGGCTACAATCTGCCAAGTTGGCAGAGGCCGCAAATATATCAGTTGACAGTATGTTGGAAGGTACTGATTTTGGTTCCCGTTTCTTAGACTCTACCAAGGGTGTGTTTGATACTCTTGGTATCTTTTCCAAGCATATGCTCAACTCCGCTGCGAATTCTCTGATGTTTTGGAGAGAGGGGCAGTTGGAAATGTTTGAGGATTTCACAGCCAAGTTGGGCGATAATTGGAAACGAGTAAAGCTGGGTGATACTATTGCGAAGTCTGTTTCAGAGGGAAAATTGTCCTTCAAAGAAATGGGCGATTATATTGAGAAGATGGGCGTGCCTATTACCGCGCAGGAAAAACGTCTGAAGGCAATGTATGGAACATGGAGTGAGCAGTCCGCTGGTGTATTACGCAATCTCATGGAGGTGAATGGGGTTACATTATCACATCCAGTAGAAATGATCGAACAGCTTGGAAAAGGGGCAGATTTATCAAAGGCTGCATTAGATGGTGTTGTCTCTATGTTCAAGCAGATGCAAGATGCAGATACTTCTGGCATTGATGTTTGGACAAAAGATTATAAAGGCATAGAAAACGCTGAAGATGCTGTAAAGAAGTTGATGGGTATTTATGGACAGTATAAAGATCAGATTGTCACTACAGGTGAAAAGGAGCAGCAGGCGGCGGCAGTACGACTGGCCGGATACGAGAGAGAGCGATTTGCAATAGCCCAGAAGAAAAAAGCCATTGAGGATACATATAAGGCCGAGTTGCAAGCTGCTGGCGGTGATTCTGGGAAACAATCACAGGCGCAGATCAAGCAATTGGAATCTTTGAAGCAGCTGGAGGAGCAGCGTAAAGATCTGAATAAAAGGATATATGATGATGAAGCTGCGCACTCGTTGAATAGCATCCGCCTTGCAGAGAGTGCATATAACAAGACTATAGAGTTGAATAAGGACAAGTTCAGAGCAGGCTCTACAGCATTAGCTTCTGCAAATGCCACAGCATTGACAACATTCAAACAGGCAATAGATAAAGCAGTCACCACTGTATATGAACCAAAGGAGATCCTTGCACGGCAGAAAGCATTCCACGAAGAATTGGAAAGTTACTACACCAAGTATACTGCCAGTATCCAAAATCAAGCTACGCGGAATGAGATCAGTCAAGTTGAATCCAATATCAGAATCCTTGCATCTGAGGAACTGAAGTGGAAACAGATTGCAGCAGAAGCAGAGGATGCATATACAAAAATAGCAGCATCTGCAAAGAAAGGAGATCCTGAATTTGATAAAGCAAAAGCAACCATGGATGATTCACAAGCCAAGGTCGCTGAGGCTGAGGCTAAGAAATTAGCTGCTATTCAGGATATGCGTTATACCGAATTGAAAAAAGTGCAGGATGCTGAGATCACACAACATGAGAAGTTTAACGCACAACTTCTTGCTGTAGAATCGTTGCGGCATGCACAGGGGAAAACCACTGATCGCCAGTATCAGGATATTCAATTCAATATCCAGAAGGCACATTATGCCAAGATGATTAAATTGGCGGAACAACACGTTGCTGATTTGAATGCGCGTGGATATCGTCCTGACAATAAGGAATATTTGGATGCCTTGAAGGATTTGGAAAATGCAAATATAAAATCCAATGAGTTTATTGCACAGAATACTATCGACATGGCAGAGCGTGCAAGGGAAGATGCACAGAAAATCCGTGACAGAGAGTTGGCTGATATCCAGAAAATGGAGCAGGTCAAGCTGCATGAGATAGCTGTATCTGAAGCAGCGGGCACGCTCACCATGGAAGAGGCTGAGAAGCAGCGTTACGCTACTGCTGTCGAATATTTTGAGAAACGCAAGGCTACTCTTGAAGGACAAAAGATAGAATTGCAGACCTCCGAAGCCGGTGTAGACGTTGATGCAGTTGAAGAAGTAAACAATAAGATGAAAGCGTTGGATGCTGATCTTCTGGAATTCAAGAGCAAGAATCTTGAAGAGTATACCAGAAAGCACCGTAAGACTGAGGAAGAGATTGCAGAGTATGTTGGCAAAGATGGAAAGATTGCAAAAGCAGCAAAGGATATTGCGACAAAACGAAAAGCAGCGGAAGACAAATTATCCACAGACATAAAACGCATCAATAAGGATCTTGCAGATAAGCGATATGATATAGAGTTGGATCTTGAAAAGAAGCGTGAGGATATAAACAAAGAACGTGTAGAGAACGAGAAAGCTACGGCTGATGCTATCCGTGGAATAAATTCTACTACCATTGATAAGATTGACAAGATCAGACAACGCAGTATGTCTGACAGAGAAAAGGAACAGGACAATGAGCGCATAGCTGCAAAGAAATACGCTGAGGGTGTAAAACTCATTGCGCAGGCCGAGAAGGAAAATGATCGTGGAAAACTAGAAGCTGGAAAGCAATTGATCCAACAGTACAGCGATCTTGTTGCTGAACGTAAAAATGACAACGAAGCTATTAATGGGGTCAAAAAAGCGGAACAGGAACTTGTTAAAGCTGCAAATGTAGAGAAGAAAATTAAGGATTCCGAACTTCTCACTAAGCAGAAAGAAGCTGAAGCAGATGCCACCGATAAGATTGCCAAGGCTGAACGTGAAGGCACAGACGCAAAGACAAAAGTACTGGAAGATTATACAGCGGAGAAGAAGAAGCAAGCTGACTTGGATACAGAAGCCCTACAAAAACTGGATAAAGAGCTTGGAAAGCTGCAAGAGAAAGATGCAATATGGAAGTCTATCCTTGAATCTATGGGCAAAGCCTCTGGTGGAGGGGATACAACTTTAGCGGCGACACCACCTGCGTCAAAAGGGTATGGAAAGACCGCATCCACTACAGGGAAGGTTGCTCCCAAGGGAACTGCACAGGTTTCTGGCGGCAAACAGACCACAAAGAGTGACACAGGTACAGGACAGATTGTCGGTGATCTTGGTGAGGCTAAGCAGGCAGCTACTGAAGTAGGACAGCAGCTTGGCAGTTCCATAGTAGATGGGGCTGCTAAGGGTGGTGAAGCTGTTGGTGGTATGTTCAAACGTATAGAAGCTGACGGGACTGTGGCTTGGAGCAATGTCCAAGCAGCACAGGAACGTGCCATTGACCCATCCATCACTGCCAAGTTTGGTGAAGGTGCTGTCTCTACTATTGAGAATATTGGCGGACAGGCTGTACAGGTTGTCCGTGATCAATATGGACAGTTACTTGAGATATTTGGAGATGGTGTAAACATAAAAGTTAATCGTGATCCAAATTCGTATGATCCAGCTAAGGAAATACCTAGTGAGGTAAACACCACTGTTAAATCCAATACTGCAGAGGCTGTAAGCAGTATCCAGAGTCTGCAGCAGGAGTATGAGTCCCTTATCACGAAGGCTGATGGTGTGATTCTTCTTCCTCCTGACTCTTCTGCAAACGTGGAAGAAATAAAGAATAAATTTGCTGAGTTGTTTGCCATTGCTTCTGATGTTACTCCACAGCAACGTATTCAGGATATGATCAATACGCTTAACTCAATGGGAACCCTCCCCTCTGATACGTTTAGGGACTATCAGCAAAAGATTGTAGAGGCGGCTAATGCCGTGGGTGGACTTGTTGTTGAGCTTGATACTCTTGGTAGTAGGGGTTCCACGTGGATTGAATCCACAAAACTTGTTGATCAGTTTGGGAATGAGATAAAAGGATTGTCGGATGATATAAAGAGTAATCCATTTGAGTTAGGTTTTTCCACCGAACATGTCATACAGGGACTTGATAATCTCAAAGGATTAACGGATACCTTCAGAAGCACAGTTGAGGAGCCGATTGTTCCAACATTACAACCAGCAGGTGTAAAGCAGTCCTTGGCCGAGATTCAGGCAGAGAAGGACAAACTCAATGAACCGTTAGCCCCAATGACAGTTGATGTTACGGGCAAAGAGAAGATCACTGAAGCTGTTGACGAAGCTAAGAAGATTGAGGATGAAGAAGCCACATTGGATGTTGATGCGAATACATCCAAGGCTGAGGCCAGTGTCGATGCTGTATCTGCAAAAATAAAGGATGTAGAAACGAGCATTCCAATTGATGCAGATACTTCAGGGGTGGACAGTGCACTGGATGATGTTGCGGCAAAGACGAAGGATATGCCAGCAGTTGAGGTAGATGTCAAATCTACCACTGAGTTGGATGCAGTTATCACGAAGTTGGAAGAACTGAAGAATAAAAAAGTGTCCGTAGATTTTGAGGTGAAGGGCAGTAAAGAGGTCATTGACACATTGGAGGCTATTGATAAGGCTGAGAAGTCTATAAATATAGCAGTAAGTGCCACAGTTGTTGGACAAGAACAAGTTAATGCGCTGCAAGAGGTTCTTGCCAAGATAGTAGACAAGACCGTAACGGTCACAGCAGAAGTGTATGGCATGGATAGACTTGCAGCACTGAAGACTGCTATAGATAATTTGCGGGACAAGACCATCACTGTGACTACAAATTATGTGACGAATAAAGCAGGAGGTGGTCTTGTAGCTCTTGCTACAGGTGGGCATATTCAGGCATATGCTGATGGCGGATCTGTCTTTAAGCGTCTATCCAATAGACTCATCACTACTGGATCTGGAACGAAAGATGATGTTCCTGCTATGTTGATGAAGGATGAATTTGTCCATCGCTCTGCGGCTGTTAAGAAGTATGGTGTACGTTTCATGCACATGGTTAATAGTCTGCAGTTCCCAAAAGACCTTGTTCCACAATTTGCTAACGGTGGATTGGTTGGCGATGCTGTTCAGTATTTTGCTAAGGGCGGACAGGTGATGTCACTGGCAAAGAAGAAGCTGTTTGAGATGCTTGGTCTTGGATCTGGAGTGAATATAAATGTTGGCGCATTCAATGTCCATTCTGAGATCAATAAGGTGGCTGAGGGTATAACTGATCCTATTGGAATCAATGCACTGTCCGCAATGACCAAAAGTTATACTGATGCAGTAGGTGGGTTTGCTGCTGGTGGAAAGATTGATACATCGGCGGTCATGTCACAGGCTGAGTTAAATAAACTCACACTTCAGTATAATACGCAGATAAATGCGGCCAAGGCAGCAGGCAATGATGAAATAGCCGCCATTTTAGAAAAAGAAAAGCAGGATCTTATTAATCTTGCAGAGAGTCTCGCATCTAAGCTCAAGGAACTCAAAGATGAGTATGAGACACAAGTAGAAGAGCGCAAGACAGGACATAAGACTGAGAAGGAAGAACGCGATGCCGCGTACCTTGAAGACAATGAATCAGGGGAACGAGATTACAAGGAGCAGGTAGAGGATGACAATCGCGGGTATGCGCGTGATGAATTTGATTATGCTAAAGAGCAACGTGAAAAGATAGAGGATTTTAATAAATCAGTCGTTGAATTGGATGAGGAACTTGCTAGTTCCAAGGATGATCATGCTGCTGATTTAAGTGAAGCTGAAATAAAACTAGCCGAACTCAAAGAGAAGGTCGCTGCGTACAGGAAGCAGCTTGCTTCAAGAACTGGATGGTACATGTCGTGGGATGGCGTTTCTGATAAAATAGATATAGAGACATTGATCAGAGATTTCCATAGCAAAGAACCAAAGCCACGAACCACCTATCGGCGTGTTTGGGACGGCAACATAGTGGGCAATGGTAATGCATACGACATATTAGGTCCGGGAGGATCGCGTGCCATATGGGGACCGCCTGATGAGAAAGCGGTAGCAGAGACTCTTGCAAAATGGAAATCAGAGTATGAGAAGCCATTGAAGGAAGCGCAAGAGAAGTATGATGACCTGAAAAAGAATACCCCGGAAGTAGAACATGATAAGAAGCTGGGGGAAATCACGGTCGCTTTCGCTAAGGACAAAGAGGATTCTGATCTATCCAGATCTCGGTATTTGGAAGATAAAGAACTGGCTGTGTTCCGCAGGGATCGTGCATATAATGAGAGCCGTACAGAGGCAGATACACAGTACAAAGAAGAGACAGAAGCAGCAGATTTATCATTGAAAACTGATTTGGATGCATACAAGGTACAGTATGAAGAAGCAGTAGGGGAAGCACTGAAAACAAATAAAGATGAAGTTGCACAAGTAAAGACTGATGCGGCAAAGGCATTGGAGGAAGCAAAGCGGAAATTGTCCGAAAATCTTGGAAAGATGAAGGATGACTATTCCGCAAATACAACCAGTATGTCTGGTGGGAAAGCAGGTGCAGCTAATGCTACTACTTCGGGCGTAGCTGATTCAGTATCTGTGCAAAAGTTTGGCATGTCCATAGAGGAATTATTGAAGCGTCTTGGAAAAGGCATACTGCGCTTTAATACAGGTGGTCTTGTTCCATTTGTACGTGGGGCTAAACGCGGAACAGACTCCATTCTTGCAAAGCTGTCTCCTTACGAGTATATTATAAGAGAATCAGCAGTAAAGGCACTCGGAGTACCTTTCTTGGATGCTATAAATAATCTGCAGATTCCTGCATTTAGTAATGGTGGTGCTGTTACCGAATCCAGTTTGAGTTCATCTATGTCTAAAGTAGTGCATGCTCTTGATCTGACATATAATGGATCGAATATTGGGGAATTGACAGGGAATCAGATGACAGTTGAGGGCTTCATTGAGGCATTGAACATGGCAAAATTGAGGAGTTGATGATGGTTGTTTATGATGATTATTACTATAAATTATATTCAGAAGCACCACAGTCCGTGTTCTCTGTGTCTCTTCCAAAAGATCTACAATGGGCTGACGAACTGACATGGAATGCAGTGGCGCAGTCCACTGAATATAGCTTGACCGGGGCTTTGCTGATTCAAGAAGGAGTGCGACAGAAGGGCAGGACAATCACGTTAGTTGGTTTGGATAACATGGCGTGGATTACAAGGGATGTTGGATTGAAATTGCTCAATATGGCCAATACTCCCGGTCTTGTTATGAAGTTGCAATTTTTGAGTTCAGTTTATCCATATCCAGTTCTGTTTTCGCATAATGTTATGTTTCGTCATTTTGAAGCTCCTGCCGTAGACATAAAACGCATCTTGCATTGGGATCAGTATGAGGAAGGTGCATATTACATAATAAACTCTATCAAACTTATGGAAACAATTCCTTACGGAGCATAACATGGCTGATCTTAATAAAAGTGACATCAAGTTGATGAAATCGCAACGCCTTGACGATACAACACAGGGCGGCGGGCAGATGATAGGCGGGACAAGCGCAGAAGTTATATCTGGGGCCATCAATGAGCTTTTCCCTGATATTTCTCGACTTGATCGTGTCTATGGCCGTGTAAGTATTCGTAAAGCATTTCTTGCAGTACAGACAGTAGGACAACAAACCTATTATGGAGCACATGCAGCATTAACCAAGAATGCAGATGATCCAAATGTATCGGTTTGTTTTTTCTCCACTGAAGATTGGTTTGATACCCGGAAAGAAGCGCGTGCTCGTATTGAATCATATCTTGTACGTGGACCTCTGTATCAGGCAGCATTGTGGGGCAACCACCCACTTGGAACCAAGAAACTCAGCTTACATACACACAAGAGCACATCTGCCCCAGAGGTAGGTGAAGTAATTGTGCTTCTATCTGGTGAGGGAACAGCAGGGCAAAAAGAACAGTTTGTACGGGTCACTGGCGTATCCGAAGAGATAAAAGAGTTCATATACAATTCCAATGTTACATATTTCAAAAAGATTATAACATTGGATATCGGAGAAGCCCTTATCTATGATTTCATCGGAGAGGAGATATTTTGGGAGGGTGCTGGCGTAAACTATGGAAATACCAATCAAGAGTGCCGCATATACACAACGGTTGCTGCCGATGCTTCACGCTACTATGGAGTAGCAGCACTCAAAGAAGCGGCCAGTACAGGTGAATTACAAATAAGGGTAGATTCAATCAATGCTCCGCTCGTTCCATCGGCGCAATCGCAAACTGCCATAACCGATGCAGGAGTGGGCCAAGCTGTAAATCCAATGGTGCAGACGAATGAAGTAATATCCACCACTGATCCAATAACTGTAAATTATACATTCATCTTTGCGGATAAGAGCACATTGGAGCTTGGAAAAGCTATAGTACCAACAACACTTAGCGGGGTGTGGGGTGGATATACCTACACAGATAACAATGGTGTAGTATATCAAGGTGGGGCTATAGTCGTAGGATCAATTGATTATGAGACTGGAGATATTGTGTTCAATAGCAATGTTTCTGGTTCTACTGAGGTAGATGGAGAAGTTACATTTGTTCCAAATGTATCCGTCAAAGTAAGTCGGCAGTTAGCCTACAATATCACCACTAATTCTAAGTTATATCTTGGTGAAGGCATTCTGCCCGGCTCCTTTGAATGGGCTGGCGGTATAACCTTGAGCGATGACGGGGCAGGGAATATACTCAATTCAGGCACCATCGTTGGATCTGTTACATATTCCACCGGGATAATTATTTTTACTAACATCAGTGGGAATCTGACTGGCACAGGAACGGCAACGTACATCCCTGCCTGCGAGCCTACAGAAGTTGCTTGTACAGGCGGTATTCAGATTGAAGTGAATAACCGTGGATTTGTGTACACTTACAATTGTGATCCTATTCCGAAAAGAGGCACATTGCGTGTTGACTACCTCTCTGGAGGGAAGTGGTATTCACTAAAAGATCGCGGTGATGGTGCATTGCGGGGTGGAGATATTTCTATTGGATCAGGACAGGTGAATTTTATCACTGGTTCTGTATCCTTGACGTTTGGTGCAATGCCTGACGCTGGAAGTATGGTCATGCTCTTCTGGGCTAAAAATGCACCGTACTACGATCTGGCGGGCGATGTTATTCCATTGGAATACAAGTTCAAAACAATGGATGAGGGTGTTGCCCGTAATACCTTCATTTGTTCGTGGGCCTCTGACACATCTGCCGTAATGGATGATGGAGAGGGCAATATTGTTATAGGCACAAAGGTTGAAGAGGTCTGGGGAGTAACAGCGACAAAAGTAGGTAAGATTGCATACGCTACAGGTGATGTAGAATTCAAAGTTACTGCGGTGATGGTATCTCCAAATTCTGCTGAAAGTTTTTGGATTCGCTATTCTTATGGAGACACGTATGCCGAAGAATTTAATCCAATTCGTGAGCAAACTGGGCGTGTTACTTTTTATCTCACTAATACTCCTATTGTTCCCGGTACGTTTAAAATTGAATGGCATACCGATCAAGAAGAGTACGATGGAACTTCTGGTATGCGCAGACATATTGATCCCACGCATATTTTCTTTGATGACACACTAGGGGTCTTCGAGAATGAACGCAACGATGGCACAACTAACTGGATTCCGTCCACTCTGAACTACATAACAGGCGAAGTTCATTTGATGCCAGATCGGAAAGGAACTTTTCCGATCACACGGTACATTTGGAGAAAAACAGGACTCTTTGACGAAAATCATGTAGAGCTTCGTGAATTTGTATTCCACTCCATTGATTACCGTCCCGCTGCGTCTATTTGGCCTACAGATGGGATTATTAAATGCTGGTATCGTTGCACGGATGGAGCTAATACAGCGAGCTACTACACGAATATTCCAAAACGATTTTACATTAAACGTAATTCTAACCTTGAAATTATACCCGGTTCTCTTGGATTCTTGTGCGGAAGTTACTGGATCAGAGATATGGGCAATGGAAAATTATTCCATTCAATTAATGGTGTGTCTGGGTCTGGCTTAGAATGTGGAACAGTGGACTACATTAATAGAATTGCCACAATCACTGATATTAACGTGGTCGGGCGTACCATTTCTGTCAAGTCCTGTGTCGGAACCACTGCTATTGATCCAGTGCAATTAATGGTATTCCGTACACCGGGAGCACCTTTGGTTCCCGGTTCACTCAGTATACGCGCTACCCTTGGTACAGGAGCTGTTATTCAAGGGGTAAGTAATTTCACTGGAGATATCATTGGCGATGGAGTACTCGGCAAGATTGACTTTAGCACCGGCGTGGCGCGTGTAGCCTTTGGTACATGGTTGACTGACACGTGGTCGGGTTTACCCGAGGAAGACTGGCCAGAGTGGTATGCAGGAGCAGAGAAAGATACAGGAACTGGTAAAGTATGGAAGCCATATTCTGTACGGGCATCTACTGTACTGATCAACTGCGTTGTAACAACATATCTTCCTTTGGACGCTGACCTTTTGGGTCTTGATCCAGTACGGCTTCCTATGGATGGGCGTGTTCCAATATTCAGGGACGGTTACATTGTTTTGATTCATCATACAATAAAGCAGAATCTTCCAAATCCTGCTGTAGCCGGAGAAGCATACAATCTCACAAGGCAGGGATTGGATTTAATTGAGGTGTATGATTCGACCGGGTTGTATTATCCAGAAATGAATGGACTTTCTGCTAACTATTCTGTTGACCTCACCGCAGGGACTGTTACTTTCGCACCTACCGCAAACTTTGTCGGATATACGCAGCCTTTCTACGCATTGCATCGCATAGAGGACATGGCCCTTGCATCAGATGTACAGATTACTGGGCATATTGGAATAACAAATCCATTAACACATGACTACCCTGCCAATGAAACCATGGTTTCATCTGTTCTTCCTTGTGGTGATTTGCAAGCTAGGGCGTATAATGAATTTGTTCAATCGTCATGGACTGGTACATGGTCTGATGATCTGATTGGAAGTCAGCCTTTAGCGAAGTATGATTTTGTGAATTTTCCCATAACTGTTAAAAATAATGGTGCAGTGAAAGAGAGATGGATGATCCGATTTGTAACATCTACTACATTCGATATAGTTGGGGAGCATCTCGGTGTACTTGCATCCGGTGTGTCTAAAACTGGATGGGTAAATGGCATAGTGTCAGTGGAAAACCCTTTGACCGGTGAGGTTTATTGGCAGATGCATGAGGATGGTTTTGGATTGGGGTGGTCTGCTGGTAACTGCATACGTTTTAATACAGATGCCGCAAATTATCCATTCTCATTTGTGAGGACTACATTACAAGCACCGCCTACATTACCGGCGGATTCTTATGAATTTCAGATGCGTGGCGATTCGGCCTGAGAGGTGTTGATATGGCTTTTGGAACAAGTAGGATATTTAAGAGCACGGATGAGGGTGCTCCTCAGTTACGGGCTAATACTTCATCATTGTGCGCTGTATTGCAGGCTGTTTTAGTTAATGGGTATGGCTCCACTGCTTCTTTGGGGTGGGAAGGTGTTTTTTATAATGGGACAGATAAAGTAGTATTTCGTCCTAGTTATATGGGGTATGTCCGTCCATTTATTAGGATACATGATGTATCAGATAGATATGCATACATGCATGTTTATAGTTCTATGTATGACATAGATAATGGAGTTGAAAAAAAACCAGATGGTGCAAACGCATACATACATAAATGTATGTATGCATATCCATATAATACAGGGGAATTAATACCGTGGATAATAGCAGGGGATGAAGCTGGCTTTTATTTCTCCACTGCAGCAGCAAAAGGGTACTATTTATTTTTTACGAATGAGTATGTGGGGGCTATGAATTTGTTTGACGTGTCAAACAAATTCAATTTCTCTCTTATGTATCCGAATTCTACATCAATGATTAGTAATGTTGCTGGCGGTGCTAATGGAAATATGTGTTATTTTTTATTGCGCAATCCGTTGAAAACCAGAGGGGCTACATATTTGACTCCAAATTATATGTCTATTGGAGTACCACCTTTGTTGGGTAAGAATACAATTAATGGGGTTTATAGTTTAAGTAACATAATATACAACGATTCTGCATATAATTGTGCTATTGGAATGTATCCTGGCCTGAATTTAGTATCTTTAAGTCGAAACATATCAATCCCATTGTCATTAGATAGATTTCCATGGGAAATGCCAACTAACGATGGTGGAAGTTTGTTATTCTTATATTCATATGCAGGCTTTAGTTCACTTTCTGCGAATTTTACATATGCGGGCACCACCGCTGAATATGCCTGCACAGTTGCAATTAAAATAGGAAAGGGGTTCCGTAATGTTTGGTGATACTCGTATTCTTTTTGATTTTGTTGGTGAGCGATTTGAAAATGCGCTGTATAAAGGAAAAATCAGCGGACATATAAATGCTGATCCGGGTACAGGGAGACAAATCTTACTATTATACAATAAATTTGATGGTGAATTATTATCCTCCTATGTGTGGGAAGATAATGGTGATTATACTATAAGGCATGCCACTGTCCCAGATGAATCCCTGTTACTTACCAGAGTAGATGAAACTGGAACACACTTTGCTGAATCTTATGATCGTATGTCTCTATGTGTGGAAGAAACTGAACATGGTCCTGAATTCACAGACCGTTTGGAAGATGCAGAACGGTATGATTTAGCGTTGCATATTCCGTTAATATATAAGAAAAATGCAAGCCTTTGTAATTTTAATTACAGAGTGTCCCATGAGAATTTGTATAGATATATTCCAGATGAGTGGGAATTTACTACATTAAAAGATGGCAGGATTAAAAAAGACAATACAGTACTGCCTATTCCAAGGAAATGTAAAAATAACATAGGACATGCATACAATTCTACAAGTAGAACTAGCCGGTACAACATATCTACTGATGGTAGGTCAGTTAAGGTTCCAAAGAATGGGTCACTGTTAAATAATGATCCATTCTTAGATGGATCATTATTAGCAGCATATGATTTTGCAGAAGGAATCGGATCAGTTAAGTCGTACACACAAGGATACTCTGGTAAGTATTCCTCTTTGTATCAGGGAAATAGATTAAGATCAGCACAAGCTGCTGCTGGAGATTCTGCGTATTTTAATACAGGTGTGATTGTCCCAAGAACAGGGGCAGCGCGAACAATAGTAGTAAATGGGTCGTTTAGTAGGTGGTCAGGTAGTGCGCGTGCTACAATATTACGTATATCTGACCATTTGCTGGTATACATAACTAACTATTATATATATGCCATATTTTACTATGGTGACTATTCCACATACTCAAATAACGGAGCCTATCTTGGATCTTCTCAGTACGCATGGGGCAATTCGCAGTTGGTAATCATTGTAAATAATGGGGCACATTCATTCTATGTGGATGGTACACTACTATTTACTAGGAACTTATCCACTTCTGTTTATGGTAATCCGAAACCCATATTAGAAATTATTCCAGGTGCTCATACAGATGTTTCAGATCTACCTACCCAATATATTCAATCTGTTCATGTGTTTGATAGGGCATTATCTATATCTGAATTTTCAAAAATAAATCCAAATGATTCTTCCTTATTGTACTATGCACCAACAACTAAAATAAACAACATAGAGTCAGTGCATAAGAGTATTTCTCTGGAAGGCGCATGCGGCAATGATAGAAATGCAGGTCTGTGTGAAATTGACGTTGATGTGGATGCGCTGCAAACTCCTGGAGCAATGGCAGCAACAGCAGATGGTGACAAGTATGGATTGGCAACTAAACTTGGTCTTATAACTAATGCACATCAACAAAATCTTATACTAGATATGCCTATGTGTAACGGTAATCTAGGGAATAAATTGGCTAGAGATTACCAATATGTATCTATTTCTGGAATAAAATATTACAATAACAGAATAGTATTTGATGGATCTGCAAATAGTTTCCTATGGCGCGGAGATAACATAACCACGGTAGATGCCACCAGTAATGTTTTTGATGAATCCAATATTGATATTTACATAAAATTTATTCCAAATTCCATCGGGGCTGTTCAGTGTATATGGAAATCTGGGAATAATACTACCGGACTTGCTGTAGGCTTGAATACAACAGGGAATGTAGTTTTATATTCTAGGAATTCAGGTACATTGACATCCGTGGTACTTACCCCTGTTTGTATAGTTGGCGTCATATATAAATTTGTAATGACCGATGGAAATGTATACCTCTATGATGAATTTGACACGCTGTTGGATACTAAGGTAAATAGTTTAACTATTTCCAATAGCACTGGCCACGAGTCTGTTGGTGCTGCTATAACAGGGTCTCCAGTATCAGGAACTACGGGGAATAAAGAATTCTTCATAGGAGAAGTGTACGATATAGTTATAGCAGAAAAAAATACATTAGAATATAAGAGCACAAACCCATTCGATGCTATAACGTATTCTATAAATGGGGCAGAGGTGAATGCGGAAGTTGTTTCCTACGATTTTGATACTAATTCTGCAGTGGTTTGGGTGAATGTTCCTATTGTTTCCCCTTTCGAGGATACAGTTATTAAGGCAGAAATCCGTAGAAGTACCTTATGTGGACTAAGTGGCACTAATAACGCTAGGGAAGTTTGGGGGACACATGGGATAGCAGCGTATCACGCAAATTTACCGTCTGTGTTATTGGACAGTGCTCATGGAAAACTGGATGGAACATTTTTTGGTGTAGATTCTAGCAATTTTGCATCCGGAGAATATGGCACATACTTCAATCTTAATGGAGTGGATGAGTATGTGCAAGTTCCATATCCTGTAATTGAAAGCATGGATAAGTGTTCTATTATTTTAGTATACTCTATAGATACATTAAATCCATGCACTATTATAGATATATCTACAGATTCTATGACAAATCGTCAGATTAATATTGAGTTAGGGGCAGATGCTAAATTACATTTTTCTTTATTCGATTCTGATAATACCATCATTGGACAAATAGATTCTCCCACTATAACAGCAGGGGCTTGGAACATCACTGGATTTATGTATAATGGGGAAGCCGCTATAGATTCTATCAAGGCCATTCATAATTATATAAATTCTGATGTAGCGGCTGGATCTGGTAAAAAAATAAACTCTGGATACAACACACCTATGTATATAGGCAGGGATGCTGCCGATTCAGGGTATATGGATGGTAGTATCTCTGAGATATTATTTTTAGAATCTAGTATATCTGGAGAGTCCTTGAAACTTATAGGAAAATCTTTAGATGACACTCTTGGTACATATTCCTTTGATGGTGTGGGAACAGTTTTGTTCACAATTCCAGCTGGCACAGTTGATTCATTTGTACATAATGTTCCCTTATGCTTACGGCTTTCTGATAGCTGTGGCATAGAGGACAGTGACCTATCTGAATTCTTTACCGCTCTTACAGGTACTAATGGCACATACACAGGAAATGATATATGCAGATATGAATTTGGATCTGCTAGGAGTGGGCACGCTTTAAATTATAAGTCAATTACTCAAGATTCTGGTCCACAGTTAGATCCCCATGGGTCTTTAAAATTTGATGGATACTCAACTTGCAGTATAAATTTGGAGAACTCAATACTACGAACCAAGGTCTGTGTTGATTTCAGTCTAGTATTTGATGGGTATTATGAATTTAATACCAATTCTTTAAGTATATCTAGCACATACTCTGGCAACCCCGTATTTGGGGTTGCTAATTCAGCAACGGCATTTAGTATAAGTACAACCGGGACATATCTAGCATACCTGATTAATGATAACGGTGTATCCAGTAATATAAATGTGCAACCTGCTGTTGGTGGGTGGAATACACTACAGGTAGCCAAAGGAACTTTGCATAAAGGCACAACTTGGACAGCGGCAGCCATACTATATGATCATTGTATTTATCGTGCATGGAGTGCAACTTACTACTATCAGCCTTATTATAATTATGGCAGTAGCACATTATTTGTGGGGATGAATAGAGGTGATTCGTACAGACTTATACATAAACTTAGTGGAATAAAATTCCATGATCGTGTACTGGATTATTATGATTTATTGGAGGTGTACTCTAGTACGCTGTGTGATACGCCAACATACACAGGGGTAATAAGCGTAGATGTCAAATGTGCGGATGCTTCTCTGAGCGGTGAGTTGATTTCTGATTGTAGGATGGTAGACAATGAGGAGCCTCCATACCTGTATAATGGAAATTCTAACCCGTGGAACCATCAACCTAATAATTTTAATCTGGTGGCTGGTGCATTTACACAGTATGGAACTACTCCATCCGATATACAATTTTATGGGGTATGTCTAGTAAAAAATTATATGTACGCATTTGGATATAATCATACTAACACAGCTATCCGCACAGTACACAGATCGACAATAGACGCAAATGGTGACTTAGGAGGATGGTCTGAGCTTTCATCCGTATCTCTTTCAGAAGGTGAGTTTTATCCATTTTCGTCGTGTGCTCCAATGGTAATAGGCCCTTATGTATACCTATTTGGGGATATTGAGGGTGTTTCAGATGCGAGAGGTTTGTATAGGTATGATATTAAAGATAATGGTGATTTAGCCAATCCTACACTAATACAACCATTGGGTACTGCTTCAGGATCTTCATCTCTGTTATTTGAATTTAATGGATATATATATTATATCCCATGGATAAGTTCATATGATACATACATAGGATACTTTAAGATACTGGAAGACTACACATTATCTGAAATGAAGTTTTCTTCAAGAAAACTGGGTTTTCCAATTGGAAAACACAGAGGAGATAACATAGTTAAGACTAATCGCAATTTTTATTTGGCGTGTGGTCCTTCATATGTAGGTTCAGTAACGTCTCCCTCATTCATAAATAGCAGAACATTTAGAGAGGCTGTTATTGATAGATCTACTGGAATAATTGAAAATTTTAGAGAGTACCCAACAAGACTAGACACACAAAACACTACAAATATTCTTTTTAGCACTTTTCGGGCCGGAGATAATGCCTATTTTTCACCAATATATGAGTCAGAATCAACGTGTATAAGCCCTCTGGCATTACATTCTGTTGGCATAGTTGATGATGAAGTAGTTCCCGGATATATGACCAATACCGGCATTGCTATGCCGTCAACTATGAATGGCGGCTCCTTTGCTATAACATCTAGTAGGATTTACTATGTGAATCCTACGGTAAAATATGCGGCCCCATCATGTAAAATTTATTCAATTCCATTTTCCGGTGGCAAGAATGACTACACAGAGGATGTTTATGGATTTAAGCGTATTACAAACGATATATACACATACCAGAATGCTAATCCACATAGTCATCAGAAATTTAATGCATCTCAGTCAGGTGCCATATTAGGATGGACTGTAGACGGAGCATTTCCGTTGAATATACACAAGAATGGAATTTGTTCTATTCGCGGTAAGGTATTTTCCATTGGAGGTAATAATGGAAGTACTTCTATCGTGTCAGTTTATTCCTCTGTTCTGGATTCAAGTGGATCAATTACCACATGGGTTACAGAAAATGCACTTCCAGTGGCACTTGAAGACTTTGCCGTATTAACTACAGCTAATAGAATATATGTCATTGGCGGATACACATCAGGAACGAATACATACAGTGATAAGATATACACAGCAATAGTTGCAAATGATGGACAACTTGGATCTTGGGAGTTATGTGCGAATACACTTCCGGATGTACTAAGTACATCCAGCATATTTGTGAATGCTTCTTGTGTGTATCTCTTTGGCGGTAAAGATGATAATGGATTCACAGATTCTTGTTATAGGGCAAAATTAAACGATGCCGGTGAATTGGGGGTTTGGACAATTTATGGAAAGAATGCTCCTTATGCTGCCAGTGGGAATGGGGTATTTGTCGTTGGTGAATTCCTCTATTTCTGTGGCGGTGATACAGCTTCTGGTGTGACAGATGCAGTATATCGGGCAAGGGTTCTGTGTAGCGGCGAACTTGGCCCATGGAATGCAAACAACATACCATTACCTAAGAAATTAACAGGTGCTGTTTACATTACGTCCAAAAATAATTTGTATATATATGGGGGAAAAGACGATACAGGGAACCCAAACATAGGATCATATATTGTAGATATATCTAACACAATAGAAGATCCTATATCCGTATACTCCACACATAATAATGGTCCGAATACTTATTTCCACACTAATGCCTTGATAACATCTTCCAAATTGTATTTTATTGGAGGACATAATGGAAGCACTGTCTTAGATAATGTATATTCAGTGGGGTATCAAGGTGGATTAGATTCCTATGAAGTTATGGTTCAGAGTAAGAATGTGCATGTGCAGCAAATTACTGGTATTGGTGATCCTTGGTATAATCAATCTAAGTTTAATACAGTACAAACAAGTGCATTAACTGGGTGGAGCAGTGCTCCTACTGTGCTTCCAAATGTACTTGGTGGGGGAACTTCTGCTGTCATAGGGAGTAAAGTATTTATATTTGGAGGGAACGATGCTGTTGGACCCAGCACCAGTATATACACAGCCACCATTGACGAATTTGGTGATGTTGGTCAGTTTTCTGTACATTCTAGTGCATTGCCGGTTACACTTATGAAATCGCGTGCATTCATTTTCAATGGCTGTGTGTATCTTGTTGGTGGGTTTATTTCGGATGCATACGGAGAACTTTCCAATACTTCAGATATATATTATTCTAAAATAATAGATGGTGATATAGGGGTAGATTGGATTCGTATGGAGAATGCTATTCCAGGAGGTTTTTCTAGAATGGCAGGGGGTGTGGTGTTTGTTAATGATGGTTCCACATTGGATGGATTTACCACCTATGTATATGGAAGTTCTGTGGAGATTATTAATGGGTGGATTAGATTATGGCCGACAGCCAGTAGTAGCAGTGGTATAGAGGGAGCTAACGCATACACCACTGATATATATTCCGCAGCAAACTCCAGATATGCTATCCGTATGAAATGGAAATGTTTGGATTCCACGTACTGGTTTGATGATGATAATACGGATGCTAGAAATTACATTGCATTGATTCCAGAAACGGTTGACTTCCTGACCACAAGTCAACCGTGGTCCTTCGCACAACCAAGCACGTATGCTATGGTGTGTCAACTCCGTTCTTCTAAGTCAAATGTGATTACAATAGGAAACACTAACTATCCATTTGTGTATACAACAAATAAAGAGTATGTAATTGATATATCTGTTAATACTGATACCGGTCTTTGTGATTTATGGGTAGATTCTGTTTATATTGGATCTGGAGTTACAGAGGACATACCAACCACATTCAGATTTTGCTGGCATTGGCACTCGTTTGCTAATGCCAGCAGGGCTCCACAATATTATAAAGATATTGAAATAAGGACAATGTTTATTGTATCTCCGTACAAACCATCTTTCGCATATGATTATTATTCAAATTCTAGCTGTTTTTATAATGGTAAGCTGTACATAGTTAATAATAAGGATATGTATATATTTAATTCTAGTGCATTGTCTGTGTATAATAGATATACAACATACAAGCTACCCGTGGATAATAGTTGCGCTGTGGTATTTGCACGTAGAGGGCGCATATATGTACTAGGTGGATGCGAAACAACGGAGTGCTATTGTATACGGTTGGATGCTATGGGGGAACCAGTAGAGACGAGAGCACAAGAGAGTATACCTGTGCAGTTGCGGAAAAGTAGTGTTGTTGTTACTGACACGTGTATATTTGTCATAGGTGGATTAGTTATTGATTCTGGAATAACAACTGTAGTGTATTATTCAGTGTTTGACTCTGATGGAAATTTGGGGGTATTTGGAACTACTGAAAGTATACCATCGCCACGCCTAGATGCAATTCCTGTAGTTACATCGAACAAAATGTACTTGATCGGCGGGTATGATGGAACAGATGTATTGGATTCTAGTATTTCCATACCATTCTCTGGAGGACTGAATGATTATACGGAGATGCATGATGTGATAGAGGAAGAGACACCTACTGTAGATCCAGTCAGATTTAATATTTGGTATTCGGTATGTATTGATGGAAAGACTTACAAAGTGGTTAATGAATCTGGAAGTATTCATTCTATTGCTTCCAGTGATTCTACTGTCCATGGTGGAACAGAAGGTGATTTTTACTACTATGATGAACCAGATGCAATGTGGAGATTTGCAAATACTGTGGATATTCAGGGTGCTATCAGCAAAGCATTAGAATTTCCAAACAATAGGATGAAGAAGGACAAGATTAAAACCAATGGGTTATTGGTTGGGCAGACTATCCAAGACACAACTAAACTCCATATTGCAGCATCTATGGATTCGGATGATACAATTTCTCCCTATGTGTACAGGATAGAGATAAACAGAGATCAAGCCATAATGATCAGTTATGATTATCCCGTTTATCAATATTGTGATATAATCACTCAGACTAAATGGACATTCCCTGTATTGGAACCATTTGCTCATGTATGGGATACATTCCTAGCAACAACAAAGGTATACTGTAAACTTACAACAGACACAACTTGGACACTTTGTACGGATGAATCTATTCCGATACTACCAGTTGGCACGGTTACTGCTGGAAAGAATATTCATTTCAGGATAATCTTAGATAAGACGGCATTGGATTTTGTTGAATGTGCTATTTCTATCTTTGTTAATATCCAGTAAGGAGAAGTAAAATGGGAGCTTGGATTCCAGAAGCATATCAAGACTACATAATCAATCAGATAAAAGAATGCGATGAACAGGCGATGTGCTCTGCACAACCATCCACCTACTATAATGTTGTACGGCCTCCCATAAGGGAGGCCAGTACGGCATATGATGTTGGAGATCTCATTCATCCCCCAGAGGCGAATGGGTTCATTTATGAATGCATAACAGCAGGGATAACCGATGTACTAGATCCAGCATGGGGTGATGTGCAGGATGAAACATTCCTTGATGGTACTGTTTTATGGAAATCTCACGAAAATTATGCATTGGTAAATTGTGCGCGGGTTGCCGGAGACTACGCTGTTAATGACTATAACGACCCTGTGGAGGGAATTACTGGCCGTTCCTTAACATTAACAGAAGAGCAAGGAAGTATTACGCATACAGCGGGGGTTGTTTCTCACTGTGCTTTGATATGCTCAACAGATAGGACACTTCGCTATGTTACAGAGGCACAAACAACCATCGGCAACAATACACTTGAATCCGGAAGAAGTACGATTTTCTATGCGCTCAATATTATAGTCACTGATCCACAAATCATTTCGTAATGCTACATGCGGGGATTTAAATGAGCTACACACCTCCTCCATGTGACGCTGCCGATTTTACAGTAGATAGGCTACTGGTGGTGCATTCTTGCAATGCTGCCAACTTTAGCCTACTACTCACCTCCATTGGTTTTATTGTAAAACCATCCATTATAACTATTGGAAATAAACGATTTTACTTTACCGAGGCTGCATTTATATCCAGTAAGGATGCTTTCATAGATGTATACTCGGAAGTAGTTCCGTTTCAAGCCGAATCACATATTTCATCCAATGACAGCATTGTTGAGATACTTAACAATACTGACATAATGGATATATTGCCAGATTGCATCTCCAAGGATTCGTTAATCATATTAAAAGGAGATATGTCCAATATAAAACGTGGTGAATTGTACGATTTGCCATTAGGAACCGCTAGATTGAATGGCGGTGGTTATTCGGAGGGTATCCCGCAAGAGAGATCCTATGTTAAGGCTTGGAATGAAACATACAAAATGGATGAACTTGTCTCATTTAATATTCCAGCAAACATCCCAACAGATGTAATAAACGTAAATAATTGGAATTCTCTGATCGCAAGGGATAATTTTATTGTAACCCCCGTGGAGTTACTGGCCCCACTTGATGAAATGACAGATTCGCTATGGTTGTCATTTTTCATTGTGGATGATCACGTTATAAAAAGATATGAAGGGCTAACTTATGTCACTGACCTGCTATCGGTGGATTACAACCAGCCTAGCTCCCATGATGTGTATCATGTTACCCCAACTAGAGATTCTGCAAATAAAACGGATTTTCATACGAATGTCCATTGGAATGCCATAGGCAAATTTGATGTAAGCCATACTAATAATTGGGGTCCAAAGGATTATTTTTCATTCTGTTTCAAAGATTATGCTCCGCCTATTTGCGGACAAGCCAATTTTAGATTACTTCCGTTTGATCCAGACATGATTGGAATATGTAGGGAAGTAGTATTTGATTTGGATAATTATCAGACTGATACTAGGTGTGGGTATCAGTACAATAGATCAGGCAGGCGTGATTCCTATATGTCTGGCATCGAAGTAGAGGTCAGATATCCATATATAACCCCCGTAAAAGAGGCATATTACATGCTGAATACTGTACTTGTGAAACGTCTTCCTGATAATATTCCAATAGAAGTAACATCTGTTGGTATTCGTTATGATCAGCAGAGTTGGTTGTGGCAGTTTACTATTGGGATAAAGAGCGATACATATTTAGAACTGCTCAAACCTGTAGACAATGTGTTTATGGATATAGAAATTTCCATAAACAATTGGAAGTGGGTTTGTCGTGTGGAAGGATGGCAGGAGAGTTCAAGATTCGCTACATCTGCATGGACTTTGAATGGACGTTCTCCATCTATGGAGTTAGGAACTCCTCAGAATATAAATACAAGTTATATTTATGATCCTGATGGCACTGCCCCTACCTCTGGGGCACAGATAATTGAGGATATCTTAACAGGCACTATTCTAGGTGTTGATGATAAAGGGTGGCGCGCAGATTGGTATTATTATCTTGATCCAATAGTAGGGTCCAGTGTCTTCTCTGGATTCTCTCCTTCTATTGCTGGACTTGGGTATGAAGGATGGGGATTCCCTCCCGGAACATTTGAATGGAAAGATAAGACCCAAATTGAAGTGGTCAAGTCCTTGGCTGAGTCTATAGGTGCATTTATTATAACGAATCCAAATTGTTATAATACAGCGGATAAGAAATTATTTATACGTCCATTTGTGAATATACCTCCATGGCACTGGACTGATACAAATGATACTTATTTTCCAGAAATTGATCACTATGTAAATGTTTCGTATTCTTCTGAGATAGGAAGAAATTATGAATCATCCTCGCCATACAATGCTGTTTACGTCATGGGGCAGAAGAGTACGGATGTTCAACAGTCTGGTAACGCAGAGGGCATTGTAGTAACAGAATTGTATCGTGATGGGGTAGGCCCTGATTTTCGTGTGTACGCCCCTGATGTAGTTGATCCTAATTTGACATCTTGGCAAGCGTGTGTGGAACGTGGGAGGGCTGTATTAGGACAGTCTGGAAAATGGGTGAATCACACACTTCGTTTATTTTCCCTCGCTGATTATAATGATGAAACTCCTAATATATCAAGATTGCTGTTACCCGGTGATTTTATACAAGTTCAGGATAAAAACAGCAATGTGTGGCATGGTGTAACAACTTCTGTGAGTTTAGATGCTGCTTCTTCCAATGGTGTATTTTCCGTATACCAGACAGTGGAAGTAAAACGATATGTAGGGGCATGATATGAATCCATATGCAGCTTTTTTGAGTTTGTTGCCAAGGCAAGTAAAGTCTATCGGCACAGTGTATGCTGTGGATACTGATGGGACTATAACAATAACTGGAATTGATGGGAGTTCCCGATTCATTGCTAAAGGAGGATCTGATTCATTTATTGCAGGAGATACAGTGCTGGTTGTGGATGGAATAGTAGTTAGTAAACTACCTCCTACTCAGATAATTGTTTCTCAGAGTCTTATATGAAATTCATACTTGTCTTATTGGTATTGTCTGTGTGTATACAAGCATGTTCTCCAATGCCAAGAGCATCCTATGGATTCATCGCGGATGTAAAAGAACCACAAGACCTGAATGATATGAAAATAGATATCAAGGTAGGGAATTTGTTGGAAACTACGTATAGATGCAATGCCGAAGCCATCAGACGTGGAGAATATCTGCGTACTTTATTTGCATTTCCATTCACACTTGGACTGACAGGAGGCTGTGTATGGGTCGGAGGGTATTCAAAAGGAAAGATAGATTTTTGCTATGGGTATTCTACTGAATACAATCTCGCGCATGAGACGGAGCATTGCCGAGGATATAAAGATCACCCTCTGCTTGGGTGCTTCTGATGTGGTTCAGAATAGTTATATCCGTAGCACTGTTGTTGGAAGTAGCCTTGGTTGTCGGAATTATAACAGATCTATGAAAAGAAGGAGTAGTTATGAAAGTAAATAGAGAAACGAATATGCTCCATCCTGTGTTGTTTGGATGCGTACTCAGAATCCAACGTCAAATTATTGATCCTCATTCAATGCCTATTCGGCTGTTTGAAACTGGACGTACTCCAGAACGACATCAAGAATTGATCACACGCGGGAAGACAACGGATATAATGTCAAATCATTTGTATGATCTTGATGTGTACCCACCGTTATATACTACGGCTATTGACTACGTGTATTATGATTCCAGATGGTCGTGGAATGTACGCAATTCTACGGTGTTGCACTGGTATAAACTATTTGGTAATATGGTGTCAGATATTTGCACGGAACTGTACTGGAAGGGGTTGGACAGGAACAATGCAAATTATAACCATTTTGAATTGACTCCAGAAATAATTCTGGAACACATGGACAAATATCCATGTGTATTTCGTCCCTAATTGGAGAATGAACATGAAAGGATGTTACTACGAGGATGGATCAATCGTACCGGGAAGTTTTCAGTTCAGTTCCACATTTGAAAATTTGACTATTGGTGCTGCAGCAGCCACATCAGCAGCTATCGCTGAAACCGGTGTAGTTCTATCGCTGACTGTGGGCGCACATGTTGCAATTGGAGCACCTGCAACTACAAGTAGTTTGGTACTTCCTGCTGGTATCCACATCGTCAATATCCCCAAAGGCAGCACTGTTTCAGTGATACAGCTTGCTGGAGGTGCCGCTGGCATATGCTCTGTGATTACTCCGGCTTGATGGTGGCATAATGTGTGGATCTCAAATGTTTGAGGATGAATGCGCCCATGTACTTTCCAATCCAACACACCATAAGGAGTACAATTATGTGGATGGTCAGTTGGTTGGTTATTCAGTATACATGGACGAAAGCATGCATATCAAGTTATTTGAGGTCCACTACATTATTCAGAATGATTTAGTTCGGCAACGAAGTATTAAACGCATATCTGATAATGTGCAGATGATAACCTATTTCAACTATTACATGGATATGCCAGTTTCCCAGAATTCAATATTGCTATAATGGAGAATAATATGAAACGTCTACTCTTCGCCGTGTTTGTGCTGTCTTTATTGACCGGATGTGCCAATCCCAAGATGCGCACGATTGAACAGGAAGGAGTTCTGGCGACAAGGGCCACTCCATTACCGGCAACTCTTGTCGTAGAATGGGCGGCATTCACTCCAGAGCAGCAATCTATTATATCAGGATTCAAGTTATATGATCAAGATAAGCGGGAACTCTTTACAGTATCTCCAGATAAAACCACTGAATCTATGAGCACCACATATGTACCGGGTGATAAGTGTAGGGCCTATTATCTGAAATCATATATGATGAAGAACGCAGAAATGGAATTTTCAGATAATAGTAATGTAGTTGTGTGGTGCCCTCCTCCTGTTCCATTGAATGCTCCTGTAATTCTGAATATCACTCCTACTTTGCCATAAAAATACATCAATAAATATATAGCATTTTTGATTTGGAAAATGATATGTGCCTGTACATATTGATATGACATCACATTTTAATGCAGTGATTTTTCTTGCGTAAATGTGCATTTTTAACTATATTCAGCAGTTGCAGGGGAGGGAAGCACACTCAACAAGTCCTGAACCTCCTTGTTGGGTGTCTCCCCTGCTTTTCATCGGAATGAGGTTCAGAACATAAAAACATGGAGTGAGGTTCAGGCATGAGGTTCAACAAGAAGAAAGGAGTATGTTTAGCGTGTGTGTTGGCGATGCTGCCCATGATTGGATGCAGCACTAAACGCACAGAATATTATCCAATCAAGAGATCCGCTGTAGATGATTTTGGAAATATCGTGAATCAAACAGTGGGTGCCACAAGTGATTCATTCGTGGCACGCGAAACATCGCTACACGCCTTGTATCAGAATCGTGATGTGGTTCAGGCTAAGATGTACAAAGAGTCTGGATTGAAAATCACATATGCAAAGACTGAGATCAACGGTGCTGTCGTATTCCTTCCTGAGTTGAATTTCAAAGAAGCTCCTCGTTTCCAACAAGATCTGCCTACCCGTGTAGCTGAACATCCCGGTTGGGGCCTTGCCAATAACTTTGTGAATAAGGGCATTGCCCTTGGCTTTGGATGGATCATTGGAGATACCATCAAATACGGGTTCGATAAAGTGAAAGGTGATCAGACCTATAATGGGCCATATGCTCCTGTGGCCAGCAATAATCAAAATTATGCTACCGGTAACGGTGCTCTGATTCAACCATACGAGGTTCGTCCCGAAGTCGTATCACCTGAAATTGTTCGACCTGAAGTCATAGAGGTTCCCAAGGGATCTGAGGTTTCAGAAGCAGTGGAAGAACCCGCTGGCAGTGTGGTTGAAGATGTAGCAGAGGCTGTTACTGGTGTAAATTGAACATATAACACACCAGTACGGAGATTCTAAAATGTGTGAGATCAAAGATCTAGTGATTCTAGTAGTTGATGGGGATGACATTGAAGCACAGAAGACTTGTGATTCATTGGAATCCATTGGGGTACAGCGATTGTTGTGTGTAAAAACATACGAGGATGCTGTCGCCACATTAACCAATAATCTGGACATTGATATTGTTCTTGCTGATTTTAGCCTCCGTGAAGGTGGGACATGCTGTAGTCCCCTACTCTGCTCGTTTCTACAGAAAGAGCGTCCCAGTGTGTTGATCATTTTGACCTCGAAAGAATACACCTGTTCTATCGTAATGGAAAGTTGGAAAATTGGAGCAGCAGATATTCTGCATATATCCAGAGAAAACGAGATCCAGAATCTGATGGAAAAATGGCTTGTTCTTGCTCAGGCACGAAATGATTTAAGGGAGATCTGGAGTGGAAAAAATATGGAGACGGGCGAGTAGGGGGCATAGTAATTCCATGGCAATGGACCACAACGACCGTGAGTTTGTTGAACGCCGCATAAATGACATAGATAGGAGAAGGGATACCAATCTTGCATCAAAGTTGGATGCATTGGAAAAACTCTTTAACTTGACAGCGGCTACCAAGGCTGAGGCCATCCGAATTGTCGTAGATCGTCTACAAGATGACAATAAAGGATGCATGGCACGTTGTGTCACACAGGTATGTTCTTTTAACGAAGCCTTAGCCGCATTGAGTACACGTATCAGTACCAACCATGATTTAATTTCTGACCTTGAACATGAGGTGGAGAAATTAAAAGTAGGATCACAAACTGAACGCAGTTTGATTGCAAACGATGAAGCTCTTATAGCGGCCATTACTGACAGATTGGATGCTGTAGATCTATGGCGTAGTGGATTCTTCATCAAGAATTTTGTCGTTGGTGTCAGTTCATCATTTGCAGTCATGCAATTGATTCTTTGGGGGTTGGTGTGGTTGCTTGATTTTGCTGGCAAATTTATGCCAATCATAGGCACTGGATCAGGAACTCCCTGATCCATTTTTATTTTAGGAGGATATAATATGACAAAGAAGAGCAGTGAGCGGCGGACATTTCAGGAGACATACTTTTGGGTATTTGTTGGATGTATCATATTGACGATTGTTTTGGATCACTACAATATTTCAGTAAAAGAATCCACTGAGTATGCTACAGGGATTATTAAAAAAACAGTGGAGAATGTGAATCAACTGATCCTGTGGGCATTCCCAACACTTCTGACTGTAAAGAAGGCGTACAACGAGTGGCTTGATCGGTATTTTGAGTACAAGACCAATATCGCAACAAAAGGCGAGCAAACCAATGAGGAATAACCCATGTCAGGAATTTGGAGGGAGGTCGGGAAAGCTATAACCCGATCTCCCGGTTGGATTGAAGCACGAAGAAATCACCTCAAGCAGTTCCCCACCTGTGCAGCCTGCGGCAAATCAAAGCTGGTAGGGTTGCAAGTCCATCACAAGAAGCCCTTTCATTTATTTCCAGAACTAGAGCTAGATCCCGATAATCTCATCACTTTGTGTGATGATCCTCAGTGTCATCTTCTCATTGGTCATTTGGATTATTTCAAGAGTTATAATCCAAATGTGGTAGAAGATGCTGCTTTGTGGTTGCGAAAGAGAAAGGAACGTCCATGAATAATACGCAGATTATTATGTTTGATGGAATATGTTTAGAGGCCACTGATCAGGCAGCTATGGTATTTCCATATGACAAGTACACATATAAAACATTTCCTGACAATTATTGTGGGGCTGGAAATGGACTTGGTGAGCGACTTGTCCCTGATTATATATTTGGATCTACTCGGGTGTTTGCATGGTGTGGGCTGGATATATCAATCAAAATATCCATGGCTTGTTTTCTCCATGACAAAGAGTTTGAGTATGCTGGACCAAGCGTAACAGAGTTTGTACAAAGCAACGATTTGCTGCATAAAAACATTGAATCAATAATCAAGGTCAAGGCGCGTAACGATTATGTGTTGGCGAGGGCTATGTACCGTCCTGTGACATATATGAATGCAGTTTCAATCCTTGGACGTTATGTGTTCTGGTCCCTAAAGGCAGCACAGGGATATAAGATTCCTGACATGGCAGATCAGTATGTCACAAATGACTTTGTTGAGCGTGCCAGTAGACGCATTAGGGCGGGTGCATTATCTGCCGGGAGGGGAATATGATGTCCATGCAATTGGATTATAATGGATTGGAATTTTTGAAAGATGCTGAGGGACGTGAACCACAAGTGTATCCTGACACTGGAAACCACCTAACAATTGGATACGGACATCTTCTGACTGAATCTGAATTGATTTCTGGAGTACTGAATGCCAGAACTATGCATGGGGATACATACACAGTTCAATGGAGAGATGGTCTTTCGCAAAGTGAGATGGATGATGTTTTCCGGTATGATCTCATATCTGTTGAGCATACAGTGAATAAGTATGTGAGAGTCCCCTTGCAGCAACATCACTACAATGCTCTGGTGAGTTTCACATTCAATGTTGGTAATACTGGATTTGCAACATCAACACTGCTCAGGTTATTGAATCAGGGGAAATACAGTGCAGTGCCAGCACAGTTGCGTAGATGGGTGTATGAGACAAGGAATGGAGTAAAACGAAGGGTGCAGGGGCTAGTGAATAGGAGGGAAAAGGAAGTGAAGATGTGGCTGAATCGGTGGGATTGATATAACGATATCGGAGTGTTTCATGTACACATTGCGCAGGGATAGCGGCACATGCTCACAATGTGGGGAATGTGATAAGGTATTCAAGGGACTGTCTGCTATGAAGCAAATCAACATACGCATGGCAGATTTTGACAGAGAGCATATCCATAAGGCAGTGAAGCTGATCATTGCCCTGTGTCCGGAAAGTAGTCTTTCTCTTATTGGTCCAGATTGATAAGGGAGGGGACATCCCCTCCCTTTATTCCAATACTCAGTTTTACTTTTTGTCTTTTGGTGCCCGTTTACTCACTTGTCGTATTCCACACACAGTACATACTCGCATATACTGCCGTCCATTTATATATGGCATCCACTTGTGGAACTTACAAGGTTTTTCTTTAAGAAGACTTGCTAGTGTCATTTCCGCTTGCATGTGTTTCTCCAATTATAGAATGCTCTTCTTTTTCATATCCCCATTTTTCTGGGGCATCCAGATAATCCGGGCGTTCACCATTTGTGAGTATAGCTTCCGCCAGAATCAGTCCATTGGCCATGCCATGTAGATATGGGGCGTAGTCCCAGTTTCCGGGACTGGTTGCGATCTTTTTTATTCGAGATATATGCTGAACCCTATTGCGCATAGCCCGTTCATATGCACGCTTCCTGAACATGGGCAACTCCTACATTTCTATGTTTGATGAATAGATCACGCACGGGACACATCAGATCCTGCATCTGCGGGTCTGCATCAGGAGCACAACGTAGCTTGAAAATGTGCTCCCATTCCTCCGGATCTGTTGTCATTACGATACGCGAACTGACTGCGTTTGTGAGGACGTTTCGCGCCTGTTGTGGTGTGTATCGTTTTGTGGCAAGTAGTGCCTGATATTGAAGTTCTGCGTAGGCGCACGATTTTTTAAAAATGTCCATAAACTCGACATTGTTTTCCATTCCTACAGGTTGGATGAATTTTATATCTCCAATATGCCGCACGAAGCGTTGTGAGAGTTGAGCAAATGCAACATCCATTCGGTGCCGCACCAGTTCATGTGTCATTGCACGATTGGTAGTGAAACGTACTGAGATTCGTGTGAGTTCTACTGGATAGAATTCAGCAGGACGAACCATAGATATATCCTGCATGACCCATTGTGCACTGATGCAGCGATAGCGAAGAGAGTCACGAATAGCCTCTCCAATATCAATGAGATCTCGATCATATCCGATCTCTTCAACCCAAGCACGTATATTTCCACCGATGTATAGGCAATCCATCTCAGGCACTATTACGAATCGTAGAAATTTGGAATTTAAAGTGGAGATACACCGCACAAACATATCGTGAAGCACTTCCTTTCTGGTCATCATTCGACTGGGAGCAGGAGCCAGACGCATGACGATATTGCTATGCTCAAGCATGGCCGTATGCTTCCGCTTCTGAAGCATAGCACAAAAGGTGTTATATGAGTCCGGAGTAACGCGATCTTGTGATTGGTAGCATTCACGTGCAAAGAGTTCGATGTTCTTCAGGTTCTGCTTTACATCCATCGGACAGACGCCGAGATATTCGTGATGCTGTTTAATTATTTCCATTGAGTATCCTTATATCTAAATCATAACGTGGGGGAAGTTTGTGTTAATGTCATACTGCGCGAACACTCAGGACAAGATACATGAACTTTGCGCACAGGTTGGTTATTCACTTCACCGTACATACCATAGTGGCTTCGAGTCAACTCGCCTCTGGTAGCCTCCAC